TGGGCTCGGAGATGTGTATAAGAGACAGGTCATATACATTCCAATTAGTTGTTGATTTGTCAGCACTTGGCTTCTGTGGTTTTCCACATTTCTCGCAAATCATTTTAATTTTGACTTCCGCTTTTTTTCTTGGCATATTATGTACCTCCATAACTAAAAAGCCCCTGCTACATTCCTGTAACAAGGGCAAAATTCATTTCATGTTCAATTCATCTGCTGTATAAAACGTGTCAAGTCAGTTTTCATCTGCTGTCTGATTGATGCGTCTGCATCGTCCCACATTTCTTTCATATTGCGGATGATATCTTCTGTATACTCTTTCATGGAATCATCCATTTTTCTCTTGGATTCAGCGTCTTTGGAATCATGGTAATGTCTGCGATTCTCGCTGTATCTGTCGTAGGTTTCACCATATCTGGACTGCTGACGATTCATGCCATCATTCCCCATATTCCTGTCCGAATATTCTGGGTGATATCCCATGCGGTACATATTGCGTTCAAATTCTGGATTATTCAGATATTCATTCATCCAGTCATCATCTTCCATGTACAGATATGGTTTATATCCCATACGACTTCCTCTGCCTTTTGGTGCAAATCTGCCGTTTGCATAACGATATCTGTCATATCCCATGCGTCCAAGATATTTCTCTTCCTGCTCGCATTCGTCCATAGCTTCTACGATTCTGTAATCCTTATCTGCACAAATCGCACACTTTACAGCTTCCATGCAGTCTTTCAAATCGTCCCAGTCTTGAGCGCTGAGAGTATCAAAACCATGTGCTTTAGCTTTCTCCATGGCCCATTTTCCCATTTCCATTGCAACTTTATGCATTACATTGCCCCCTTTCTGGCAGCCTGTGTAACAGGTGTGTCTGTCGTTGGGGCTGTACCATTAATTGCTGTTAAATTGTTACTCGGACTACAAGCTGGGTTTCCTAACATCTTGAACACTCCACCAGTTGCACTTGTAGCTACTCTGGTTGCATATTTTGTTCTGGTTCTTATGCCACAAGCTGTAACCTGTGCGCAACAACGATTCTGTAATGGATACAAGGTTGTTCCCGTGCCTACCTGGATTACTACCGGAGCAGAAATTGTGGTTGTTTCCGGTATGCTTTGTGCAACAACAATACAATATTTCTCTCCGTTATTGTAACTGCCTGCCGGAAGTGTGATTACAAGATTACCTCCTGTAAACGCAACGGCTTGGCTGATTACAAGATGGTTGCAGAGCTTACAAACATTTTTACAACTCATATTTTATACCTCTCAATCAAATAAGAGGTGAGCCGCAACCCACCTCTTAGAATTTAGTCAACCTCTAAGGGTGAGTTACTTAGCAGCAACCACTGTTGCATCCACATCCGTTGTTTCCGTAATATCCATACAAATTACTTGCCGGATATGCCGGAACCGGAAGTGGTGCAGTGCGTCTGAGAATTTCTGCTGTATTTGCGTTCATAGCCGCCTGTAATACCGCATTCTGGTCGGACTGTGAAGCCGCCAGTTTAAGTGCCTGATTCTCTGCTCTAAGGTCTGCTGTTTCCTTCTGGCAAAGATAATCAAGAATGGCACGGGTGTTGCTGTTCTGATTTTCCAGAATATCTCTGGTATTGTTGTTCATTGAGTTCTGGATTGCACAAGCGTTGGTAGCCATATCATATCTGATCTGAGCCTGTCCTTCCCTGTTGTCACAGCAACACTGAGCTAACTGAGACTGTAATGCATTCTGTCCCTGCATAAGTGCAATGTTTGTACTATTAAATCCCTGCTGGGTCTGATAGCCAAGATTGCAGATAGCATTATCTACGCCGTGGAATCCATTAGAAATATTCTGATTGATTCCATTCAGCTGAGCCAACTGGTCATAACCAAGGTTACAGATACCATTGCTGATACCATCGAGCTTGCTAATTACGGACTGGTTATCGAAGCCACGTTGTAAAGCAGAGTCTAAGAAATCTGTGCTTCCATTTCCTCTGTTTCCGCCGAAGCCCCAGCCATTGCCTCCCCAACCAAAGATGAGAAGTATAATGATCCACCATGCCCATCCACCGCCGAAGCCGTAGCCATCATCTGCATGATTATTAGAGCCTGTTGCTGCCGCAATGTCAGCAAGGCTATATCCGCCTGAATTCATCATAAATTCAAACCTCCTATTTGATTTATTTTACAAATCAAGTAGAAATCCCGGGCTTTCAGCTCAATTTTGTAGCAATGTTAAATGAAATATAGTATAATATTTATGTGGGAATAGGGATTCGCGACCCGAAAGTCACATGCCTTAGTGATTTTCCCACAACCAATAAAGGCGTACATCAGAAAGGCAAGGTGTTATTTTTATGAAAGAAATATGGAAAGACATTCCAAAATACGAAGGTGTTTATCAAGTAAGCAATCTAGGGAATGTAAAAAGTTTGCAATCAGGAAACCATCATTCCAAAATCAAAATATTAAGTCCAATCTGCGCTGACGGGAGATATTTGCGAGTCAGTTTATATCGGAATAAAAAGCCTGCGTATTTTATGGTACATCGTCTTGTTGCAATAGCGTTTATTCCAAATCCGGAAAACAAGCCTCAAGTTAACCACATTAACGGAAACAAAAAAGATAATTGTGTAAATAACCTTGAATGGTGCACGTCTTCCGAAAACAATTTGCACGCTTACAAAATCGGAATAAACAAAGGTTCTAAACCGTGGCTAGGGAAAACCGGATTCCAAAACGCATCTTCTATTCCAGTGAGCCAAATTGATTTAAACACTGGGAATATTATTGCCACTTTTGGAAGTATAGGTGAAGCTTCCAGAGCGACTGGATGTTCGGAGTCCAAAATAGGGAAATGTTGCAAAGGCATTTTTTCTCAAACACACGGATTTGGTTGGAGATATGCGGATAAATAATTTATCCGCTTATTTTATTCCGAACTGGTTCTTAACCTGCGATAACATATCATCAGGATTAATTCCTTTTTCTTTGCAAAGGTTTCTTGCAAGTTTTTCAAGACCTGCACTGTCGCCTTTTTCCATCATATTGATAGCATTGTTTATAACTGGGCTGTTCCCAGACTGATTTTTCATAATATTGATGATAGCTTGCTGTGGATTTCCACCGTTACGTATCATCTGCATAAGTTGCATAGGGTTCATCATCTCTGCCTACCTCCATTCTGCTTAGGTTCCGATGTCCCCGACATCTGTGTCGGAAACATGCTCTTTATTTCAGAAATCTCAGAGCAAACATCATTCCGAAGCTGATTAAACATTGCTTCAATATCAATCTGTTTTTCATCTTGCTTAGATTGCTGTTCATCTGGATTTACGAGTCGGTAAACAAAAATTCTGCTCCTTCCATCGGATTGAAGCTGTTTTCTGTAAATTTCAGTTCCGTCTGTTTTTGGATAGTAAACAGGATTGCCGGACATATCCACATCTTTAGCCTTTACAGTATCAATCCCATCCACCATTTGTCCTTGAAGCATAGGGGACTGTGGAACCGGCTGTAACTGTTGCATCTGTATTTGACCATAAGGCATTGCCTGTTGATAATTATTCTGCAATTGTGCCAGCCTGTCCTGATACGGTTGTATTTGCCCGTATGGGCTGTTTATCATTGGCTGTTGCGGATAATACGGATAACCTGCCATAATCTGTTCCTCCTGTCCGGGATTCAAGAATCATATCCATGTCATCTATAGAACGATGCTTTTCCCATATACCCTCGTAAGGGTTTCTTAACATAATCATTGTGTTTTCTCCTATGATTATATTATATAGGAAGGAACTCTGTTTTTGAACGTCACTATTTCGCCACGTTTTCGCCACAATACAAAGAAAAGCCCCGACAGTACATCGGGGCAACTTTGGAAATTTTCTTCTTTATTCTTTTGTTGATTCGGTCTATGGTTCTTGGACTATACCCCATAAGTTCAGATGCTTCCCATAGTGTCTTTTCGCCATAAGCCCGTAATCGAAACAGTTTTTCTTCTCTGGAATCAAAGCCTGCTTCTTTTAAATAAAATTTTCTTTCATCTTCTGAAAAGTCTGTATAATTCATATTTCCACCGTCCTCCCTTACAAGTGGAATCAAACTGGAAGAATACCGCTTAACATAAAACCGATAACTGCGCTGACAATCGCTGTAATAACGCATACAATGATTGTATCGTAACGCTTTCCCGGGACTGCCATGAGAGTCTTTATATTGTTATTCATCTCATCCACAGTTGACTTGATATGGTTCAAGTCATTCTCACTTAATGCTGTCTTTCTTTCCAGTTCCCCGATACGCTCATAAAACTCTTTACTACGATCAGAGTTCTTCTCTTGCATCAACTGAAAATTCTTTTCCAGTTCTTCTATGCGGTGTTCATTAAAACATTCATGTTCACATCCCATCGCCAGTTCCTTTCTTCACTCCCTTAACATTTGCTTTTCCCTACTGAATATAAGCAACCCAGCGGCACTCCGGGAGGACAAAAATACTGTGCCACGTGACCCAACCATCTTATTTAAATTAAACTTCCTGCAAACGGAAAAACGCCATGATTGATATATATTTCCGTTTCGGATTCCCATTTTCGACTTACTGAATTTTCAGAGTGCGATTCTTGGAACTCGGCCCCCTGTTTCACAAGGAAATAGAGAGCCAGATCAAATATGCAATCATAACAGTATTCCATATCGGTATTGATTTTTTCATCTGTATATCCAGACGGATAGTTGCGTTTCTTTTTGAACGAACGAATTGCACGCTTCACAGACAAAGAAATCATACCGTCAGTTTCCGCATCATCGGATAGATACTCTTTCAGATCATTCACAAGCTGTTCGTTCATTCAAGATCACCTACCCTTGCTGAGATAAAATTTCTGAGATAATACCAGCCTTATTTGTCGATGTCAGGGCATAGCCATTGTCACTTGCGAGCTGTTTCAGTTGAACCACTGTCATGCTTGACAGCTCGTTTTCTGTATACTTGTGTTTAACACTTGCTACAGATGGTGACTGGCTGTTCTCGTCGAGACTATGCCCGTTTATTCCCCCGCTTTGGTACCGATTACGATACCGCCATTAGCTTTTGCTGCTACTGGAACAAACATACCTGATGCTTTAGTCCAAACTGCAACTGGGTCTTGTGTAGCCCACATGGACAGTGTTACAAAGGAACGATTTTCTTCCTGAATAAACTGTCTGTATTCAAGTTCCTCTGGTGTTACGCCCCAGAGTCCAGTACCAAATGAACCGTTCGGCTCTGCTTCATACAAAGTGAATACATTCTCTTTGAAGTATCTTCCTGTTTTGAGTGAACCATCTGCTTTTCTGAATCTGAATTTCTCGTCACAACGATCAATTGTGATTCCGTATTCCTGCATAAGCAGATTTGCAAGTTCCTGTTTTGTTAAGAGACGTTTGTTTGCTGCTCCTAAGACTGCTGTCTGCATTGCAGTGTTATTTCTCATGTAATTAATCATTTTAAGGGATGTCAGGGCTTTGTTTACCACAAAACCATTATCCTCTGCAACAGCAACCATCTTCTGGATATCACCCATGATATCTGCATCCGGTTTAGACCAATCTGACATTTCTACCTTTGCGCTGGACGGAACGCCATAATCAATGCTCATATCCACGTTGTTCTCTTTGACTTTTACGGCACCTGTAGAAAGGAATTGTCCTTTCATGACATTTGCTCTGGCAACAACGCCTTCAAACAGGTTAGCTGCATCATCAAATACAAATCTCTTTAAGTTCTCGTCATCCGGCACACCGTTTTCAATTGCCTGCTGTAATCTCTCAGACTGATTGATTTTTCTCTTAATAAAGAGCTTTTCAGTCAGAACTTTTTCGAAGCCCGGTCTTGTCCCGATTTCTGCTTCAGTATCAAGCGCATGAACAAATGCTACCTCTGGAAGTCTCTGTCCAGCCATAAGTCTGTAGTATTCAGCTTTCAGGAACTGGGTTTTGACATCCGGGAAGATGGTGTCAAGAATGCCCGGTCTTTTTACGCTGAAATCTTGAGAAAAGTTAAGTCTTTCTTCCTGTGTGATTGATTCTAAAATATTAAATGGCATCTGCTTACCTCCTTAAAATTCTGGGTCTGTAGTGGTTACAAAAACGATACCTGCTTTTTCAAGCTCTGTTTTCGCAGTGGTTTCTACTGTTACCGGAAGTCTTTTTTCAAGAACACGTCCTGCAACAATTACGGAAATCGGTCGTTTTGTATCGTCTGTCATATCGACGTCTTCAAACACAATGCCTTTAGCACCAGTTGCGTTTGTCGGATATACAGAACCTGCCTTGATAATCTTCTTAGTTCCAACGGTTTCAGCATTTGTCTGTTCTGCTGTATAGGTTTTAAGTACCAGTCCTACCTCGGATTCGAGGATATTAGGTGTGGATTCGTACTGCTCTGTTTTCATAAAAGCCATAATCTAAATCTCCTTTTCTTAAATATTTACTGGGGCATTATCATCTGCCGGTTTATTTTCTGGACACATTTTTGCTGAGTACGCTTTTGCATATTCAGATGCTTCGCTTTTCTTTTCTGGTTCTCCACCAGATTTACCGCCACCCGGATTAGGTGTCTTTTCAAGGGCTTCTTTTTCCCATGCGGCTTTTGCGGTATCAAGCGTTGATTTATTTACTTCGGAAATTCCATCAACAAAAGTCTGGGCTTCTTTGAGTGCATCTTCAGCATCCATATTTGAAAATGCTTTGATTGCTCCTGCGTAGGCATCTCCTTTCATTCCTGCACTCGCAAAAATAGAAGTGATTTTACCTGTCAGAGCGTCTTTCTGAGCTGCTTTAAGTGCAGATTCGAGATCAGAAATTCTTTTTTCATTTGTTGCTTTCTCTTTCTGATGCTCCAATTCTGTTCTTTCAGCTTCACTCATGTTCTGCTTTTTCAGTTCTTCCAGTTCTGTTTCCAACGCTTTTGCTTTTTCTGCATCTTCTTTTAATTTCTGATTTTTGGCTTTTTCCTTAGCCACATCAGAATTTGACTGATTCAGGAAAGAGGTAATCTGCTCATCGGTTGCATCTGGAAAGATCTTCTTTACATCTTCTCTTGTCATTGAAATCTCCTTTCACCAATACGCTTTTTTTACGCTGTTCGCTCAGCTCAAGGTGTCTCCCATGATTACGCTATCGGGATGCATATTTTTTTTAATAAAAAAGAGACGATTTTACTCGTCTCTAAATCAACTGTATTGAATTGAACACCGGCAGTTCACAACCTCATCTGCCGAAGCTCCTAGCGAGGTGTCTTTTGGAAATTGTAGTAAGCTATCTCCAACCGAAAACGGCTCATCAATCGGGAGTATGGTTCCTCCGACTTCAAGGTGTGTCTTTCGTTCCCTTTTGTCTCCTACGTCAATCCATTTCTTCTTTGTCTTTCCTGCTTTCACAGCTTTTGAATACTGTCTGTAATTCAGTATCGAATTAGCTTCGCATTCTGAAATAAACATTGTCCGGTCATTTGACAGGTAATAATCATCAGTAATGCTTTTGTCTTCGGCAGAAAATCTTTCAAATGTTGCATCAATAATTTGTTTTGTCACGTCAAGAGCATATTGCTTGATATATGTGTCTATAAGCATATACGAAGCAATTACATCCAGATATTTGTCGTAAAATTGAGTCTGAATGTATTCTTGATCTGATTCTCCACTTTCTATGGTTGTTTCTATCAACGCTAAAATATAAAGGACAACTTCTTCCATTTGTTCAGAAAAAGCTATCCTTTGTTGCTTTTCTTTGTCTGATATTGACATTTTGCTGAAATATTCTTTATACGGTTCACTTCTGCGATTGTTGGGCCTGATATTTAATTCATCGTATGATGAAATACTCATTCTGAAATCACATCCTTATTGAAGCCATTCAGCAAATCTTGCGCTTTCTGCAACTCTGAGTCTGGGTCTGCCAATTCCGGATAAATGGTTCCGAGATATGGCAAACTCATTTCATATACTTTTTGTGGATCACTAAATAATCCGCAAGTAATCAGCGCAATAAGCGGATGAATTTTATTTTTGAACAGATAATCAAGTGCCTGCGCTTTGACAAGCATGTTATCTGTCGGGTTTCTGGTGATTTTTACATCAAAATCTCTAGTTGAAATATTTACGTCCATTGAAGTTTTTCGGATAATATTCAAAATAATTCTGGCGGATGCTTTTTCCGCTTCTTTCGTAAATGGTTCTACCAATTTTGCGTCTCGTTCTGCAAAATCCCAACCATTCCTCAGATACACTGCATTTCCTGTGTCTCCACCGGTATTGCCCTGTCGATTCGGCATTGCTTCTACAATCAGTATATTGTTGTAAATATCATCTTTAGCAACCTGACTTTCTGACTGATTTAGTTCAGCAGTCATTAAATCAACATCTGATTGTGTTCCATTCCCGACGTCTTTTACAGATACAGCACCGAGTTTTATCATTTTTACAAATTCTGCTTCATCAATCTCACAGTTTTTGAATTTCATTAGGGCTTGTACGAACTGTTCAACCCCATTCAGTCTGTCAGATTGATATTTGTTGATTGCGTCATACATTGTAATCGCAATTTCGATATCGGAAAGTCTGTCGTGATTGTTTGGATATTCAATGATAGGAATACCGCCAAAACCATTGATTCCAGATTCTGTTACCGCTCCATTTTGTATTTTGAAATACTGTCTGGAAGAATAACACTGGTAATACTGCTGATTGTCCTCGTCTTTTAAAATCTGTACGGAAAGCACTGGTTTACCAGTAACGCTTGAATAAACAATATATACATCCTGCGGTGATGGGATAAATATTCTGAAAGGCGGTAAGTCTCCATCCTTTGTCCATTCATCCTCTCTCAGGATTGCTTTATATGCAGTTCCTACTGCACTCTGGTATATCCCAAGTTGGATATTTCTGGCATCTGCATTGGCTTCGTCCAGATAATCATTGAACCTATCAACTTGTTCGTTTGTTGTTTTACTCGCTTTTTTCTTTTTACAGACATATTGAATAGGTTCTCCATATATCTGCCCTGCCTTGAATTTGACTGTTTCAAGGGCATGATTCTCAACAACTTTATTGTTGACCTCTGGGCGAACAAGTTTTTCACGATATAAAATTGGCTGATCGCCTTTGTAATATCTGTAAAGATAATCCATCAGAGTTCTATTTCTGTTGTGGATTCCAATTGTATCAGAAAGGACCTGTGCCACGTTCTGGGGAGTAATCTGGTCTACGCCAGTATAGGCAGTTTTTCTACCAAATTCTCCTTGGCATAGGTCAACAAAGCTTATTTTGTTTCTCCCCACTGCCTGTCCTCCTATTTTTCTGCATGAAAAAAGCACCAAGGGTTCTTCCCGGTGCTTATTTTACAGCTTATATTATATAATATATGCAGGTATTATTCAGTATTATCAGGTATTAACTTTCAAAATTCTTAATGTTTTTGACGATATTCAGTGCTTTCGAATGCAATAATTTCACATGAGAATAGGAATATCCCATTTCACAGGCAATCATTTCAAGCCTTTCATCTTTTACATATCGCCTAAACAGCAGATCATACAAATCTGAATTGATATCGCTCACCTTGTCTATTGTTTCAATAATGTCTTGCTTTTTCTTTGTGTATTCAATAACCATTTTTTTGATTTCTGTTTGAATGTCAACAAGTTCGCTTACGGCATCGGTCATTTGATTGTGATTCGGAGTAGACTGAACTTTTTCACCATATGAGAACGATTTAAGCCCAAGAGCAAGACTTCTTAAATGTTCTTCTTCGTATTTTTTATTTTTAATAAGCTTGTCATATTTCTGAATTTGCCCTAAATATTCTCTTGTGGTCATATTATCTCCTTCCCCAAAATGGATTCTGTACTGCCGAAACTTCTGCAAGCCTTTTTTCTGTGATTGACATCATAAGTTGCGTTACCCCGTCAGGTGCATCGTCATGATCATTGTCCCCAATATATACAAAAGTGGTTAATTCTTCCATGGCATTTTCATATTCTCGGCTGCGATATTTCGGAGCTAAAAATATAAATCTATTTTTTACATCTCCTGAGTATTGATTTATTTTTTCTTTTTTGGCTTGCTTTGACGGAGCTTTTGTACTGGTTGTACTGCACGAATACATATGTTCTTTCAATCGCTCGCCCACATAATATGCGTACATATCTCCACCATTATTTGCCTCAAAGTTAATGTTTTGTATTTTATTCCCCATAATTCTTCCGACAACTAATGGAAGCGTCACCTCTTTAGGACCTGTATTAAAAATCCAGTCATAAATGTAAATATCTCCATTTTCAAATTCCGCTCCTACGGGCATCGACAAACTGTCGCCACCACCCCATGCCACATCACAAGCAGATATATTTCTCACAAAACCGCCTTCGGGAAGAATTCCGTTGTAATATCTCAATTCATCTTCTGCAAATATAATCCCTTCTCGTAAAAATGGTCTCTGTTGATATTTAGCCTCCCATTCGTTAGCATCAAGTCTGGCTTTCATATCCACATAATACTTTGTAGAAAAGCCAACTCCATAATCATATTCGAAGTTTGATTCACCATCGTCATTCAAGGCAGGAATCTTGCGGAACCTATACAGCGGATTATCTCGATTGAGTTTTTCAATCTTTCCTAATGGGTCGTACAGATTCCATCTTGTTCCAACCATCAGCTCTCTTGCCCCATCAATTTTACGGTCAACCATTTTATTTAGATATTCTTGATATGTATTTTCCAGTCGAGTAGGGCTTAATGAATGCTGTCTGTCTCTTACAAGGTCATCCACATACAAATATCCGTCAGGAGAAATATCGACAGCACCCGTCCATGTTCCTTCAATTCCTCGGCAAGTCATAGTCGCGAAGCGGTCGGGTTTATCAAGATTGATTTCAAAATCATCTGCACTCTGTTTCTGCAATTTTAAAGTCGGAAATATTTCTGAATATGTATATTCTTGCGTATTGATCAGATTGAGCAGTTCGCCATAGAATCCTTTAGCCAGTTTTCCGGAGTGACCGCCCATGGCATTATGACTATTTGGTCTTCTACCCATTATCCATGACATAAAAAATATGCACATGGTGCTTTTCCCAACTCGGCTTGGAAGCGACAAACCGTAAAACTCAATTTTTCTCTCTTCCAAATCTTGTAAATCTTGGGCAACTACTTGAAGTGTCTTTTTTCTTGGAACGTAAAACTTCTTACTGTCAGGCCTATTCTTTTCCATGTAATACAAATAGCTTTCAAAAATCCATGGTGCTTCCAACAGCAAATATTTCCAGTAAATATCGTCAAAATCTCCACTTCCAGTAATAGCAGCTTGCCTTTCCGCGATATTGTGTGCATACTGGCTTACCTTTATTCCCATCTGTTGCGCATCTGGATTATCCTTGAAAGGAAGGTCAATATTCATATTTAACAGCAGATCAAGGCAGTCTTTCTGGTTTTGATAGACTGTCATATCACCATTAATAATTTGATTTAAAATCGACCGATACCATTCAAGCGAACCTTCTGTGAATTTTTGCATAAAAATAGAGCCAGACCTCCTTTCTTCTTAGGATTTAGTCTGGCTCTCATGTGGCTCTTTGACTGTTATTCACTTGCTTTGAAGTTATATATAGGTTTGATAATATCAACTATTTCTACGGTATCTTTGATGTTATCAATAATTTCTTTCGGTGGTTTGTAAGCCATAGGACTTTCATCAATCGTAGATTTCTGAACGGATGTTGTATATATCCCATTCATAGACTTCTCAAATTCTTCTAACGATATGTTTTCTTTTGCTTTTGATCGGCTCATGATACGTCCTGCACCATGCGGGGCTGAACAATTCCAGTCCTCGTTTCCTTTCCCGAATGCGATAATGCATCCGTCTCGCATATTCATTGGGATAAGAACTTTTTCACCATGTCTAGCTGATATTGCACCTTTGCGAACAATGTTTGTATCGTGGTCAATATAATTATGAATTGTATCAAACCATGTATTTCTTTGGAGTGTCCAATTCATATTGTAAAATATAGCACTCTGTATACATCTTCTGTTTATTCTTGCAAATTCTTGGCAAATTTTCATATCATGCAGATATTGTTTTCTGTGTTCTCCTGTCAAGTAACACAATTCTTTCGGAATACCCAGTTTGTCTGGCTTCCATTTTCGTTTTAATTCGTCAATGCCATGTTGGATTTCCTTGCGTCTGCCAGAACGCTTGTATTCTTTCACCAATTTTTGTATTTCAGTTTCGAGCTTGTCTGTACCCTGCATGTCTTCTATGGCAATTTTTTGATATATTTCAGCTACTTGTTTCCCAAGATTCCGACTTCCAGTGTGAATTACAAGATAATTTACCCCTTTTGAATCAGTGTCAACTTCAATAAAATGATTTCCGCCCCCAAGCGTACCAAGGCTCCTGCGAATCCATTCGATATTTTTAAGCTGATGGAAGCAGTGAAGTTCTTCTAATTCTTCAAAATTTATGATTTCGTCACGTACATTTCTTCCTGCCGGAACATTGTTTCTTATTGCTTTGTCAAGGTTTTTTAAATCTATTGTCCCCACATCGGCAGGAATTTGTGTTGTAAGCATTCCACATCCAATGTCCACACCAACAATGTTCGGAATTACTTTATCTCCGAGATCAGCAGTAAATCCAATTACACACCCTGCTCCTGCGTGAACATCTGGCATGATTCGTACTTTACATTCAGAAAATGCAGGCTGTTTTATCAATGTATAAATCTGATTTAACGCTTCTGGTTCGATGTTTTCTGTAAATATCTTCAAGTTGCTCATAATGGCACTCCTTTCTGGCTCTCTGACTGATTTATTTATTTATTCTTTTCAATAATAATTACTTGACCTTCGAAACCAAAATCAGTTGACTGGTCAAATGTATGTGTTTCAGCTGATTCGTTATCTCTCATTGGTCGAGTAAGATACCACAAATCATCGTCTTTCCATGTGATTTCTTCCAGTTTTACACCTGGTTTTAATTTTATTGTGGTTGTCCCACCCAAACTCTTTGTTGTCGATTGACATGCTGTTAATCCAAACAGCATCATTAATAATAACACAGCAAAAAATATTTTCTTCATAAACTCTCCCTTCACCTCACTGGAATTCCTAACTGTTTGTAAGTGAATACAGCAGTGTACTTCTTCCCGCATTTGTAGCAAGTTTCCGTAATAGTGCAAGTCTTTTCTTTGTCATTACATTTCGATTCTGTATCAGAACTTTTGAACTTGCATCCACCTGTCAAGAAGCATTTAATCCGTTTTTTGTTCATACATTCACCATAAACTCTTTCTTGCAGTTGCTACCCTTACATTTGTACGGCATCCGATAAATCTTTGTGGTCGGGAAAATCTTTAAGGCTTTCTTTCCACAAAACGGGCAAATCACCCATTTTGTACCATTTTCCATTTTAATTTGTGCTGAGCCGTCCCATGGTTCGGGTATATTCATATATTCAGAGAAGTCTACTCCTTCTGATTCAAGTGCTGTTTTAATGCTCATTTACCGTTGTCCTTTCTGATCAATGTCAAAATTGTCAAATAATTGTCCCCGATGTAATCTGCTTTCCATGTTTTAGAAAGATTTTCCGTTTTGTTGTATATTACGGTCGTATTCCCTGCCAGAAGCAAGCGTCTGTCTGGATAAAACCTAGTCGGGATGTTCATTCGGTGGCATTCTCCCTCGATATTGTATGTGGTGTCAAGAAAATCAATGTCCGAGCCTGAATAAATAATTCTCATCAGCTCAGTCCATGAATCTTTCTCAGATTCGCATATCGGTCAATCAGAACGTCAAGTGTTGTATGCAACTGGTTAATTGTAACGCAGTCGTCCTGGTGCTGCCTGTGATATTTTGCGATTTCTACAGATTCGTCGTAAAATGGTGTATCTGCCTTTTCGTCCACCTGTCTTTTTAACTCATTGTTATAAGCGCACATTTTATCCAGTTCAGCCTGAAGCTCGTTGATTGATTTTATTATCCTTGTCTAAAATCTCATGTTGCTTTGCTTCTCTCTCATCAGCCAACCGAACAAGTTCTTCTTTCAACTGATCTACTGTCCAACTCTTCAAATCTTCAATTCTCATGGCATCCTCCCTTAAAGCTTAGTAAATATTTCCATGTCATAGTTATTTCGAATATAATCCACGCATTCAGACAACTTTTCTTTTAAGAACGGGTCGTTTGCAATGTCTGGATGTATTGAATATAGTGTGCAACTATCTTTTTTACCGTCTTTCTGAAATTTCTTCCAGTCAAATGTCATTACGAACAACGGAATTGCTTTGAGATTTTTGGTCTTGTATCTTATGTATAGATTAAAAAATTTATTAAACATGGAAATCTCCCCTTTCAATTACGCTGTCTTTTCAAATAAATCAAGAATAAACTCCCGTCCCATCTGTGTAATCCGTCTATGGTAGATCACTTTCCCAGAGTCCAGAACTTCCTGTTTGATTTCTTCATATCCGCAATTACTATACTGTGAGAACATCACCCACGTACCATTTACCTGATACTGTATCTTTTTCTCTGCCAGAATCCGATTTAGCTGTATTGCTGATTTCAGTCCCAGTTCTTTTGCAATCTCAGTAATGGTATAGGTTTTGTTGACGTGCATCAGAATAGCATTCTTTCTCTCGGCTTCTACTCTTGCAGCACGTTCTTCTTTCAGTTTGGTCAGAAGTTCGATGCCGAAGTCTGGATTATTCAGAATATTATCAATGACATTATCCGTGGCATATATGCCATGCTTACGGATGGTTTTCAGAATCTCTTTGACTTCTTTCTTGAACTGTTTGGCAATCGGCTTTCTGGATTGCATCAGAACTTCATAGAGTCCGTTCTCGGTAAGGAACCATGTTCCATTCCCGCCGGTTCTATTTTCAAAGTAAACATTATTTACTTTGACTTTCTCATCCTCATCTACAGATTCAATCATTACTGATGGCTTGCTGTGTTCAATCCACTCCGCTACATCTTTTGCTAAGAATAGCGGTTCCTCTGCCGTTCCGTATACTCGAAACTGTTTTCCTAATACTTCCTGCTCATTCAATACTTTCAGTTCGCTCATTTTTCTCTTTTCTCCCTATGCCGCATCTGGCATTCAATCATCTTTGCTATGTTCTCACGTTCCTGTTTTATTCCATGTCCCTGACGGAACAACTCACATTCAAGGATATTACCGCATCTGGAACACTCGTCTTTGATTTCTTTTCCTGCTATTTGCATTTTAGCTTCTACTCCTCATATTCAATGTCAATGAAACATTCTATTGGTTTAAAGACATCCATTCCAAAGCAATTTTTCCCAAGGTATTTTCCCTCAATGTACCGTTTATGAATGGATACGACTTTGTGATTATCAGAAAATTTCTGTATTTTCTCCTCTATCCTCATCTGCAATGGTTTTGCATATATTCCATTTCCGTATTCATATAATGTTATTTTTTTATGCATTTATGTTTCCTTAATTTTAAAATTCCAGTACACGGACTTGAACCGTAACTAGCCACCCAACGTGGAGTACTGGAAACCATTCATAGAAAGGTAAGTATAATGAATAAATTCACACTTCCAGTGATGGCACTTCACTGGAATCGGAAAGGCAGGAATCGAACCTGCGACACATAGCTTATAATGCCATTGTTCTACCACTGAGCTACATTCCATACCGCCTATAACGGCCAGTTCTCCGAAAAGAAACTGGGTTGATTCCCACATCACATGCTTTCGGACCGGATGAAAATATCCAGATAAGCACCAACCTTTCCATCGTAAAACGCATGAACTAGATGGTTCTTTTAGAATTGCCGACTATCACTTCTCACGGCCCGTGGTCTTATCTCTCTAAAAAGTTTTTTACGCAAACGCCTAGTGAGTTGTACGTTTACGCTCATGCGTAAATCCACCAGAAACATAGACCGCTTGTATACAAACAGCTTAATTCTCAGCGGATTAAAGCGGAACGCCCGGAATCGAACCGGAGACCAGAGAGCGACTCTGTCAGTTTTCCACTAGCGTACATTCCACATAACCCGGAAACCCCGGGTTAGCAATATGTTTATCGTGTTATGCTTTCCACTAGGCTGTTTTCTGCCGTGCCAGCCCCACGGAGTTGTTTTGGATTTGGATATTCATGTCATTGTGTATAACGACGAAACCTTTTATATGTCTCTTGAAAACTTCCTGTCCTCAACGTGCACCTATTGGCGACAATTTAACTCAGAGACTGTGCCGAACGGGGAATTATCTTCATTGAACAGGCTGTGCCGTTACACACCTTTCATGAAAATAATCTACATACACTCATTCAGCAGTTTTTTCTGTCCATAAAACGGATAGACAGCATATGGAAGAAATGGAAACTACAGGACTCGAACCTGTGACTTGTCGGTTATGAGCCGACCGTTCTGCCAACTGAACTAAGTTTCCTAAGCAGAGGGTTATTGCAGTTCAAGAGTAACTTCCTCTGCTGTTGCGATTCTTGCCCTCGCAGTCGCAACAAAGGGTCTAAATGCTGTTCTGCATAAGCAGAGTCCATCCGGGGCATTTGAAGCCCCTTTAATCATCCCCGTTGGGATAGATGGAACCAATTCGGAAGGGAACTATATCATGGCTAAACAATATAGTCCGACTAGGCTAGCGGGATTCGAACCCGCGAATACAGCAGTCAAAGTGCTGTGCCTTGCCACTTGGCGATAGCCCATTATTTGTCCGGGATTTTACCCGGACTCGTAATAGAGTGATATATTTTATAAAATTTTAGAAAGCATCATGTCTATATTTGTACCGTTAAGTCCACGCCAGTTACTTTGGGAAATTGTATTTCACTGACGCAGACCTAAGCTACTCTGGATGCCTCGACCTGTCAGATTCAAAGGCTTTCCCGAACCTGAGAACGACAGGTTTCTGCTTTTCTTGTATTTTCACCCGTTCAATCAGTATGATGAACAGGGGAATTTGTATTGTGAATGCTAACCACATTGGGTTCTCCTTATAACCTAAAGTTCTACGCCTTCCATAACTGCTCTTGCTTCTAATATTGCAATGTAATCGGTCATGGCTTTCACCTGTATATTATATGTACTTCTCGGACAAGTTGGAGTAAACGGAAGCACTCCTTTATCCCATTTTTCAAGCATTGCAGACAGTTTCTGATACCTGATAGCTACCTGATAATATTCGGCTTTAAATCTGTCCTTATAATCAGCACTATTCATAAGTTCCATAGTTTCTTTTAATTCGTTTGGCATTTTACGCGTCCTCCTTATAATCTAAAAATCACAACTGCATTAACTGCAAAACATATTTCCATCAGTATAAATACTGCCGATGCTATTGGATTGTTTTTCTTTTCGGTTTCGTCCTGCGATATAAGAAACACTAAGAGCAATGTGAAAAACGCTATATCCAACATGACTGCTACATTTTTTGCGAGAATCATTCTTTCTGTTCCTCTCCGATCATAAAATCAAGAATCTTACCGGCGGTTTCGTCTTCTGGCTCGAATGGCAGGCCACATGTACAATACTTCTCAATCGCTGTTTTAAGGCTTGCTTTGAAACCATTGTAAATTTCTCCATGTGTCAGAAGTTCGTGCCTCAGGATTCTTACTGCGTCCTCTATGGACTGTGGTGTGTATGAGAATTTTACTTCGGATTCCATTTCAATATCCGGCAGAGCCATTAATTCAAAAACCGATGTCGGTAATTCGTCAACTGCGACATGAAAGTCTGCTGATATTACACGATTGATTTCTGTTCCGTCAACAAAATATTGTGTTCCCCTCCAGCCAGAGCCTTCTGGATTTATGATCTTTACTTTTGGAGCATTAGTACTGTTCATTCTTCAAGTCCTCCATTTCCTTTACACTGATTCCGACTATCCCTGCGCTATCTTTGCTGTCTGTAGCTTTGAAGTGTGCTTTAGGATGCTGCGGGTACATAAACTCGAACATGAGGTAATTTGCTGCATCCACGAGATATTCTGTGTTTCCGGTAGAATTATATTTCTCAATACACCGTTCCATGGACGGAAGTGCCTGCACGTTCCCGGTTTTAAAATTCTTCCTGACAGGACCGTATTTATGATAGCTTACCTCGACTCGATTCTTACGAAGTTCATCAAAGCGTTCACTGTATTCTTCTGACATATAAAAACCTCTTTTTTATTTTTTTGAGAAAAATTGAGTCGGCGTTTTTCCTATCTCCTTCGGAAATATTGTTCCAATACTTCTCTGGTGATCTGCGATACGCTTTTACCGGTTCGGTTCTTTTCGGTTATGAGCTTTCGTTCTAGCTGATATGTGAGACGGATTCTGATTGATTCGCCCTGAGGGTTATTCTTTTTCATAGGCAGTGTCCATCTTTACTGAAAGAATCGGCTTATCTCCGGTTTTTGCTAAAAGTGTGATGCCTTTGCCTTCTTTCCAAGGTGATGTGACTATCTGAATATTAGAAACACCAGTTTCGCTACAGATATTCAGTAACTGTCTAGCAATATCCATCAGCCCTGACCGAAGATATCCATCGTTGTTTAATATTTTCTCCATCTTGTTCCTACCCTTCTGTGAATGTAAATGGTTATCATAAATCATTTATTGCTTTTAATTTCTGATTAGCAATTTCAACCTGAGAAGCAAGTACGCTAAGCGACACGTCTCTTATAAATGATTCTTCTAACGTCATGTTTTCTCTCTGAAACAACATCGGAGCTGTAAGCACATAAATTTCAATATTCAAATCACGGAGTCGTCTCCATGTTTCTTCGATTTCATCCTTGGTATTTCCAATATCATCAACTCCGCAAATAATCAACGAATCACCATTTCTCATGTTTTCGCAAAGATGTTCGAAATTATTATTTTCATCTATTGAGTCATAAACAAATGTGTCAATTTCTTCGTTCAAAAGTATCTTTTTCTTTGCAGACAATGGAAACCAAATGCCTGACTCTTTTGCATATCCTATCTTCATACTTATACCTGCCTTTCTTGGTATCACCTTATTTTTTTTCTGGCAGAGAAACCATTAAGGCTTATGGCTTGTCGTGTTGCAATCACTATCTCTGCCATGGGGAACTCTTTTTTGTTTTTTCGGAATTTTAAAGCCTTGCTGTTAGAGGAGACTTTTTTAATTTTTCGGGAACTCGGAGTACTCACTCGGCGTGTGCTGGGGCTTATATACACCCCCTCCCGGTATCCATGCCGGACGCTACCAGGGAAGCCCGCCGCCCCATGGGTTCCCGCTTCCCTGGCTTAACGCTGACCTTTAATGGCCTGCGGCAGTGGTCAAGGGAACGTGTGATAACGGTTATTCAGTCAGAACATATGTATCTATGGAACAAACTTCAGTTTTCTTTATAGATTGATGTACACATTAAACAAATACCGTCCTTTTATATTGTACATATTATACAATTTACACTATTTAAGCTGTTTCCATGCTCTTTTGTCCGCCCTCCGCGTACTTCTTCAGGTCTCTGATCTGCTACAGCTCCGGCTTTTCCATCTCTGGAAGCTCCAGCACCGCCCTGTGTTTATCTGCGATCTGCTGCGCTGTCTGGTGTGGTATGCCGTCCTGCTGTGCTGTCTGCACTGGTGCTGTTTCTGCCATTCCGTAAGCTGCTTTTGCAACAAAAATCAAATTGGCATTTGTGCCGGGCTGATTGTTCAATCTATTAACTGTACAATTTTTGCAGATATCAAACCATTTTTTAACCGTGGTGCCATGCGATGAGCTTGTTCTATAGTCCCCACGCATCCAATCACTAAATGTTGACCGATTAATATTAACTAAAAAGCTAAATACTTCTAATGTCGGCAACACATTGTATTTACTACATACCCTGACAAATATATTAAATATATTATCCAACAACTCTATATCATCGTTACTTGGTTTTGGTATTCTATCTGCAATATAAAAGATCATATCTACAAAACTATCAGCAACAGTAGATTTATACTCTTTCTGTGTGTCAAATTCTTCTGGAGATACTTGTAACACAGTGTTTATATATTCATCCACAAGTCTGTATATATCATTCTCATATACTTCTATTCCCTGCTCTGTTACTGTTGTATTACTCTTTTTCACTGTATCACCTCCAAAAATTGAAATAAAAAAAGACGACAAAAACACGTTTGCAGATACTTTTTCAGAACTCTTATTTGTTCCTTTTCTTTCCGTCTGCTACGGTTTTTAGTCGTCTAATAGTCTTAATTATCATTATTGCCTTTCGGCTTATTCAGTTGTTAATTCTGTTTTAGCACATTTTTATATCACTTGTCAATAGTCTATTAATTTTATTTTACCGTTACATTTATCTTAATTAACTGTCTATCTATACAGTACTGTATAGCATGTATATTAATAAACTCTAGGTCTCTAGAATCTATGACGGGATTATAAAACCAGTTATTATATAATTATACGTTATGTAATACGGTCATTTTCTGGCTATTAAACACAAAAAGCCAGACCTTCCGGTATTTTATCCGGCTTGATCTGGCTGATTAATCAATATTTTTTTCACGCTCTGGCTTGCAGCTCCCGTCCTGAGTTCCGTCGCCTGTCGTTATTTTTATTTTATCCACATCGGTTTTAAAAATCAAGCCCCAAAATAAAAAAAATTTTGCTTGACAACTTCGGCGGTTTTATGATAAATGTATTTTAACAACTTCGGCGGCGGGGTTGTTCCCCCTCACTCATTACGCCGCCAGAATAAGACAGCAAAAGCCCCCGAGATTATCTCCCGGGGGCTTATTTTGCGTCTTTCCACTATGGAAATATTAAAATTTGCGCTTATTCAGTACTATTTCAAATTTACATTCAATTACATCAGTAATTGTTGTCTAAATAATACTATAAATCAGATGAAAAAACAAGGATTGTTTAAATTATCACAATCTGTAATTACTTTCGTTCCTCTATCTAAATATTTTGCTCGAACATCATTAAATCTTCGCTTTCCCTTACTGATCGTATAATCTTTGTGAACTGTGTACACAGTTCCGGGCGTTTCTACCGTAGCCGGTGCATAAGTGCACATATCAAGCGTCATTTCCTGCGCTGGCAAAATATCAACAATCTGTACATTGTCAATTCTTATCAAGTCCTCATGCCGTCCCAGACTTGGAAATGTCCGGGGATTTAAGATTTTCCTGTAAATTACGTTAACTTCTTCCTGGTTATCCGGCATAATATGCAGCCGCAGGTCCAGATCAGACACAACGCTTTCATAAATTGGCGTATTAACCCAGCCCACAAACGAATCCCCGGATTTTACCCTGACTGGAAAGCGCTGTTTAAATTCTTCTGTTTCTGATCCTGCGACAGCTCCGCCACGCCACCTCATGCAGATTTCCGGCTTGTTCATGACTCCGTTTCCGGCTACGGATATTTTCATTTCATGCCAGCTATCCCACCGACAAAGAAAATGAACCATCCCAGCAACTGTAGAAAAAGGCGGAAGCGGGTATGTTTCGCCCCGCTTGCCATTCCATCCTGGCATTGAAAACCGGGCGGCGTCCATATGTCCTTGTATCATTACTGATCTCACTTTTCGCTCCTTGTTTTTGACTTGTTTAATTTTTTCCATCTTTCCGGGTATGCTTCGCGGAACCAGTCGAGGAAATTCCCGAATAGCGCTTTCTCTGCTTCTTTGCGTGCCGCCGTGGCGTCCTCAATGTCGTTAAATCTGCCGAGACGATAATTTTTCCCTTGAAATTCTATTTGCGCAACCCACTTTTCTCTTGCTCTATCCCAATAAACGCCTTTGACCCCAGATGTATTATTTTTTAACATTTTTCTTGGCATTATAGATAATACCGAAGTATTTTTCTCAAACCCCTCTTTTACTGTATTTTGAGCTTTTATAATATTTTCTTCCCAGCTCCTAAGTCTAGCACATCCGCATGATTGAATCTTGTAAAAACGCCCCGCAGGAACTTTAAATTCCTTTCCACAAGGGCATTGGCATAACCAATCTGAACCCTCTTTACCAGCTCCCAGATATTTAATTGCCTTGCATCCGTATTTGTTAACTTTCCCGGCCAAATCTGCCGGTTTTAAATAGTTTTGTTCCCTGTTTACGCATCCGCACGACACATTTTTCCCGGACGCTATAGCATCATAGCGCATAGTGCATGTGTTTCCACATTTACAACGACACACAACATATAAACGCCTATTTTTCCTATATGCGTTTATAACTTTTAATTGTCCGTGCACCTCGCCGTTAAATTCGTCCGTAAAAACAGGCGTATTTCTACAGGCTTCCGAGCAGTACTTAGCGGCGGCACTTCCGCCGCTAAACTCCTTGCCGCAGACAGAACATATTCTTTTAATCATTCTGATCCAGTTCCCTCTCTTGTACAAATCCGCCCAGGATGCCATTGTACAGGTCTTCCGGTATTTCTTCCTCCATCAGTGGATTTCTTTCTTCAAGTTCTGCGTCAAGGCTTGCGTCGATGTCTGCAAGCGCCTGCTCTCTGCCGAATCCCATTGCTATAACTTCATTCAATAAATCAATTGTTTTCTTCATTTCTCTTTCCTCTATTTTCTTAAATTTCTTCTGTGTAGGAAATTCTAAGAGTATTGTCCTCAACTTCCCAGAAATAATTTTTACTGTCATATTTTTCGAGGTTTCTAAACTCCTCGATTTCTCCACTTGTCAGTGTCATTTCTACGGTCACCGGTTCGGTTCCCATCTTCCCGGTTTTCATTGCTTCTTTCTCAATTTCTCGATCAATTTTTCTTTCTAGCATCTTTTTTCCTCCTCCTTATGCCCGAGCGTATGAAATAAAATTCTGCTCGGCGGTTTCGTCAACGAGTTCCGCCGGGATTCTCACCCAGTTCTCACCCAGAGAACTTATAAAATTCTCTTTCTGGGCCTCTGTGCCGCACAACCAATCTGCTGTAACTTTGGCACATCCCCAGTTTTCGGAATTGTTCCGGGCTACCTGTTTTAATTCAAATTTTTTCATCTTTCTTCCTCCGTTCCGACCCTCGTGGGGCTCTGCGATTGGTTTTCTTTAACCGTCTTAATTATATTCTAATATTAGAATAATGTCAATAGTTTTTTAATAATATTTTATTTTTTCTGCATCTGTTGGCTCAACCTCGATCACGTCGCCCGGCTGCATTTTTAACATGATGCAAATTTTATTGAGTGTTTCTAATGTAATGCTTTTCCCTGCTTTTATATTCTGTGCTGTCTGTGCCGGCAATAACCTTTCTTTTTGTATGCGGGTCTGGTTGTATCCTTTCTTTTTTAATTCCGCAAAAACATCTATTTTATATTTTACCATTTATTTTCCTCCTGTCCGTTTTGCTTCTATATATAATGTAACATTTCTCTTTAATTTCGTCAATAAAAAATATTCTAATTTTTGAATAAAATAGTATTGACATTATTCTAATTTTAGAGTATTATATAATCATCAACAGAGAACAAACAGCCCGGACGCAAAGCCGGGAGAACGGAGAAAAAACATGATTAAATTTTTAGATTTATTCAACACAATGCACTGTGATTTCTTCGAAATCCAGAAAGGCAGAAAAAGTGAATTTGTAGAGTGGGAAATGAGCGGGAAAATGCTTCAGACCTGCAAAAAATATTTTGATGATCGAGTGATTGATTTCTATATCACAAGATCAAACAAGAATAATGAGTTAGGGATTGTTATTAGACTGGAGGAAATAAAAAAATGAGATATAGCATCTGTCTGGGCCAGATTGAAAAGGCCCGCACAAAAAGAAAGCTGGCGAAGCTCCTGGACCTGATTGGGAACGACTTCACCGGGATTAACTCCCGGCAATATGAAGAATTAAGATTCTTGATTCTTTATAAAATGGCGGCATAAAAAAAAAGGAATCCGGACGAAAAGCCCGGACTCCTCCCACAGTATAAATTGTAAATCATTAAAATATCGGCAAAAACAGAATATCACAGAAAAGGAGAAAAAACAATGTGTAAAATCATCCCTTTCCCGGTTCAGGAGACAACCGGATTCATAAATTTAAAACAATTCTTCGAGGTTTCCGGAATTGTAAAAACCACAGAGTTTTACCTTGGAACCGCTGAAGAATTAGCAAGGCAAAACAAAATAACACAGTCCGAACTGCTGACACTTCGCAGAATCGGACGTCAAAAATTAAAGACATTAGAGAGCCAGACAGCCGCCCCGGTTGCCGTTCCCGGGTTGTATATGTACACGCCGGAAACGGGGCAAGAAAAGCCAGAATGCCAGATTGACGCAAGTCTGAGCTATTACGGTGATCACTGGTTTTTAACAACTAAATTGAATTTAAAAGGGCGCGGGATTCGCCTTGATAAAACGGAAAACAGTATAAATTATTATATCGTCACAGAACGCGCTTTTGAGAAACTAAAAACAGAATACAGTATATCTAAAGTTAATTATTTAGATTAATCTCTCCGGCGGCGGTCAAGCCGTAGCCCCAACGCAACCGCCGGACTTCAAAAAAATAAAAAAGAGAGGTAAATGAGCTATGAAAAGTACAATGTTTTTAGCTCCTGAACAGGAGCAGAAAAGAAAAGATGCGATGCTGGCACTCGACAGCCTGACATATAACACAATGTGTTATGGCTGCAAAGCACTTCACAAAACTTGTGGCGGAACCACAAGCAAGTTTTACGGCGGTTGTATTTACAGGGAGCCAAACGGCTTAAATGCAATATTCGGCTTTGCTCGATTTGTCCCGGAACTTATCAAAAATGAGGATTTTTCATCATATGATGAGTTTCTGGAAGAACTGAGAAACAACCGCGCCGGCGTTATTGATTGGCTCGAGTCCAGAACACGCGGCGAACACTTCAAAAATGAAGTGCTGACCGAAAAATATATTGCAGCTTGCAAAAAGATTTTAAACATTTTAAAGGAGATATAACAGCTATGACGCAGAAAGAATTAAAAGAAATGTACATGAATATTATTAAAACAGAGGTCTGGGAAGATGAGTACATGCAAAATTTTGCAAAGAAAAAATGCGCTTATGTGGTTCAATTTTCAAATGGAGATATCGCAGATATTGAAAAACCATCTATAAAAAAGGACTTCTGTTTTGGTGCTGGCTCTTATGGTACTTGCGCCAACGAAGAAATGAAAAACGCCGAAAACATGGCAGCATTAGCCCGAAAAAGTGAACAATATTTTAAAGAACAAAATCTAAAAAAGATTAATTCTGATATAGAGGATCTCGAAAAATGTTTGAGCAGTTATGAATACGAGTGTTATACATATACTCATTATATGGGACAGCCAGGCAACAGCAAATTAAAGGCTTTCACGGTGGTGAGAACCGGATATAATCCAGAATTTACCCCGATGCGTTGGATTAATTGCAAGGATATAAAAAAGCTGGGCGCGGACGATATCCAGAAAATTATTGACGGCTTTAAAGAAGTCAGAAAAGCATTTGAAAAACGGATTGACACATATTTAAAAAGATACGGAACAACAAAAGTAAATTCTTGGTCGTATATCTGCGATTAACAGGCCGGCAAGCGTACCGGGGAGCATTTCCCCGGCGGCCTTTTAAAATAAAAATCAGGAGGATTAAAAACATGAAAAAATTAACATTAGTAGAATACGGATGCACGGGAACAGGCTACAGAAACGGCTCAGACGTGCCAAATTGAAGAGTTCGTGCAGAATTTGACACGCTGGACGGTCTGCACGTTGTTGCAGATTTTGGCGGCTACCAGAGACGCGACGCAAATAAAAAAGGGTGCCCAGTGGTGCAACCTAACGCGTTACATGTCGATGGCACATATTACGGCGCTGAGGGCTGTGGGTGCTCTTATGAATATAGGCTTGCGCAAACAGGATTTGACTTTACCCGCTTCGATTTTACAAAAGCCGGGATCTTGGCATTTATAAACGAGGTGACCGGGAAAAACTATACGGAAATCGAGTTTGCAAAAATGCAAAAAACGAAAGCAACTAAATTATTAGTGTGAGTATAAAGAAGAACAAGTTTATAATTTTGTGTTTTTCATAAAAAGCATAGAGGAGTGATATTATGTCGAAAGCTAAAAGAAAAAAATTAGAACAGGCTGCAATTGAGGTTGTAGCCGGGTCGATGGAATATATTGGAGAATATGACCAAATCTGTAAAGAAGCTGCAAGCCTTACAGATTCGGAACTATTGAATTTTTTAGAAAAATATTCTGATTTAGAGCAGTAAAGCGCTGCTCTTTTTCTGGTGTCCTGCATCCGCTCCGGGCGGCGGTGGTTCGCGACCTGTGCCGGGACTTCGCCGGGGATTGTTCTCCGGTTTGATGCACATTGGCAATTACATATAGTTGTATTAGCTCCTATTTGACGTTTTAACGGCTTTTAGCGCGATTCCGGTATATTTTATCACAAGTATATAAAACCGCATTAAATCTTCAAATATCGAGTTAATAACAGGGATTGACGGCAGAGCACAACGGGGTTATTATTATTTTGTATAGTTGCGCGGACGCTTTGCCCGGTCTGGTCTTTATACTTCCAGACTGTGCGAAGCTATGCGGACTTTGTTGATGATCGTTCCGGCGGTCTTATTTCTGTACGCTTTTAGACGTTTTTGTTTGGGCGACTGTACCTTAAATACTTCTATAACGCCGTATTTGGCTTTTTAAGCGTGTTTTATGTGTTCCCTGTATATTTTACCGTAGTTGCATGAAAACGCTTTTAAACGTGTTTTATAGTGTTCTATTAGAATTGGTTTTGGTTCTGGCTGTGTCTGGTACTGGTTCGGTACTTCCACAGCTGTTCCCGGTCCGCTCCCGGGTTATCCCCGGCGAGCTGTGTTGTTTGGCTCTGGTTTTGCCAGATCATGCCGGGCGGTGCGGTTTCGTGGGCTTCCGGTGGCGGTCTGTTCCTGATCGGTTAGAGGTTCCCGGGATGGTCCCGGGACGGGGCGAGAACACCAAGAAAATGTACGACAAATCAGAGACAGCATCAAAACCGGGACGGTTTGAACTGGGAAAATCTGAAAAAAATCGCAGAAATCTGAAACTAATTCAGACCTGCGGCTTTTTTATTTTGTGCATTTTGTATACAAATTCCTATAACGTGCCTCGGCGTGATGTAAATTTTTATTTCATTACATTCAATTCGTCTTTTCTGGTAGTATTCTTTCTTCTTGTAATATCAGAAATTTTACTCCTACGCCTTTTCTGCCGGCTCGTTTCCTTACTCCTGCGCTTCGCTGATTCCCTGCTGATAGTTCCCATGCCTACTCCTTTCTGAACATCTCCTTCATGTTCTGGCTTCGTGAATTGAGGTTTATAATTGGCACATCCACATTAAGCTCATCCGGCACGATACCTACGATCACAACCTTTGCCGGCTCTATCGCATCCAACATTTCCTTAAAATTCTCGCAAAACTCCATTCTGGCAGATTTTGACCACACTCTGCCATTGGTGCAACATGATACCGTGCTTCTGTGTGGCATTCCGTCAAATATCCATGGCATTTCCTTTGGGCTGATAATGTTTACGGATGGGATGATTTTAACGCCCATAACCGCCCAATAATATCCTAAAGCATGGTTTCTGTACAGGTTGTATATGTTCAACGCACTTGGCATCCCGGAAGCAATTGTGAAATCTGGGCTGCAAACTGAATTGAAACATTTTAAGTGCTCAATGTACTGGTCCGGCTGATTCCATACCTGTAGAAAGCTTTTGTCGTCAATGTAGAAATTCACCGTCAGGTCATTATGGCCTTTCAGTGATCTGAATTTTGAAGACACAAAGTCAATCGACTTGCCTGCTGAGAAATCAACTTTTGGGAGCATTGGTATCTGAAACTGTCCATCAAGTTCTGCACCGGTTATCAGATATTCTTTCATCACATCATATGCGGTATGTATCTGCGTCATAAAGCCCACCTCCATAGTATTATGTTAGCACATTTTAGGCAACAAAAAAAGACCGCATTTCTGCCGTCTACGATGGTTTTTCCTGTGTCTCACACACAAGTTTTCCTCCTATGGTTTTAATTCGAATATTTGTTCTTGTTCCTTACCTGTTCCCTCGAACTTTTAAACACCTCTAAAAAGCACAAAAAACCTTGATTTTACAAGGTTTTCGTTAGCAGCCAGTACGGGAATCGAACGTATTTTAAAACTGCTATCTTTCCCATAAAATCAACATTTCTAACATTTTTAAGGTGTTCCTTTTTGTTCCCTTGCTGTTCCCTCTGCTGAAATAACCAAAGTTAATTTGATACTACCATAAACTCATCTATGCTGTCCATGATTTTCTGCTTTTTCTTGAGGTCCTTTCGGTCTCTGTGATAATAATTCTCGGAGCACGAAATATTTGTGTGGCCCATCTGTGATGTGACCATCTGATTATCTATGCTGTGATCGAGTAGTATAGTGCAATATGTTTTCCGTATTTTATGCGGTGATTTTTGAATACAGCCAGTTTTCTTACATACTGTTCTTAACCGGTTTCTGAACGAATAAGTATTTAATCGCTTTCCATCTTTGGAAAATATATATTCGCAGAATGTCGACATATTTCTAAGCTTCTGTAATATCCATATACACCCCTGAGGAACCACTACATTTCTTACGCCTGCTTCTGTTTTCGGAAAGTCTTTTACTTCAAAAATGCCTTTATGGTTTTCAAAATGCCTTACTTCCGTTCTTCTGACTTTAATCGTACTGATATGTGGTAGCCAGTCATTCCATTTCAAAGCGCATAGCTCCCCAACTCTCAGCCCGGTTACAAACATAAGCATAATTCCGAGATTTACCATATCCTGATTATCTTTCAAGTAATCAATCATCCTCTCCATTTCAGCGTCGTTGAATACTTCTTCCGAATCTTCTTTGATATTTCTTTTGAAAGATTTATCGGTGACATCCAAGTCATAGAATAATTCCTGCACGTTCCAATCAATCAGCTTGTTGCGCTTTGCCCATTTTAGGGTGCCTCTGGTAATTGTCTTAAGATTGCAGAAAGCTTTTGCGGTTAGATTGTATTCGCTGATCTGCTCTTCCAGGAAGTTGCTGATATCCTCTGACTCAAGGTCTTTGATTCTGCGTTCGCCCATGGTTCCAAAAAACCGATTGAAGTCCTGCTGATACCTCTGGTATGTTTGAATTGAAATCTTGTTCAATTCAACCTTACGCTGTGCCCATTCTTCGAATACGCTCTTAATCTTTGGATTCTCTGCTTTCTCACGGTGTGTCTTTACAATCAAGTCCTCTAAATCCTGTTTAGACCGGCGCTTGAACATTTTCCTCTGTCCGGTTTCATCGTAAGTCATACGGATTTTCCAATATCCGTCAGATGCCTTCCATATGCTGTCCCTGTATTCTTTTAAAATTTCTTCCCTTTTATTCATTTCAACTTGCTCTTGTATGTGAGACAAATTGATGATACCATTCTCGATTGCATATTTCAAGTCGTCATTATTCATAAAAAATAAGGAGGAACCGGGATATCCTTTCGCTGGCCAGCGGCTCCTCGTTCCTCCTTTCTTTCACACATAATCAAAAATATTCATCTGTCCTTCTGGCATATCATCTTCAAGATTGAAGAATTTACAGGCAATAAAATTTCCATGCCAGTCCCGATCGCCGCCGTACATCAGACATTTTTCTCTCTTTCCGTCCCTATAAAATCTGCACTCAGAACAATTGTGCTGATACGCAGTTCCGCCGGAACGTTTATACATTTCGCTTATTGTTCTCATTTCTTTTCCTTTCAAAGGTGTGAACTACTCAAGACCTACGCTTTGCTTAGAAGTCTAAGCTTCCTAATCAATATCTCTAACGAGACAAGTTTACTTAGGCTATCCCCGTAGTTCCTACGGTTCTTATTCTCATTCCTTCATTGAGAATATTTATCGCAGCATTTATATCTCTTTCGTGATGTGTTCCACAAACAGGGCAAGTCCATTCTCTGATAGATAATGCTTTCTTTCCATCTTTGTGTCCACAATTAGAACATATCTGACTTGATGGAAACCATGTATCAATCTTAATAATTTCTCGGCCATGCCAATTTGCTTTATATTCTAACTGTCTTACAAACTCACTCCAAGATACATCTGCTATTGATTTTGCTAATTTATGATTAGTCATCATATTTTTTACTTTTAAATCTTCAAGACATATTGTTTGGTTTTCACTAATAAGTCTCTTAGATAATTTATGTAAAAAATCTTTTCTTTGATTCGTAATCTTTTCATATTGTTTTGCAATTTTTATTCTACATTTTTTTCTGTTCTTACTTCCTTTTTGGCAACGGGATAAATCCTTTTGTAATTTTCTTAGTTTCTTTTCAGACTTTCTAAAATACTTAGGATTTTCTATCATTTCGCCATAAGATGTAATAGCAAATTCTTTAATTCCAAGATCAATTCCAATCTCATTATTGTTAACAGGTAATTTCTCTTTATCTTTTTGATTTACTAACACAGAAACAAAATATTTATCAGAAGGATTCTGAGACACAGTAACAGATTTAATCAAACCATCAAAATTTCTATGTTTCTTTACTCTAATCAATCCAATCTTTGGTAATTTAATATATTTATCAGATACATATATGTTTCCGCCTTGATTGTTAGTAGTATAAGAATATTTATGATTTTTCTTGCTCTTAAATTTAGGAAATCCTGCTTCTGGTCTTTTAAAGAAGTTGTTATAAGCAGTTTGTAAATTCATCTGTGCATTTGCTAATGCAAGAGAATCAGCCTCTTTCAACCAAGGAAATTCTTTCTTATATTGAGCAGGTGTATTATTTAATTTCTGTTTTGTTTCATTGTAATAATCAATCTTATCTGAAAGCATACGATTATAGATGAATCGTACACATCCAAAACATTTCGCAAAATATTCTTGTTGCTCTTTATTTGGATATAATCTATATTTATATGCAACCAACATCTATAATCACTTCCTTTCATTTGTATATTCTCTATCTCAATTCGTCCCTATAGAGGTAGGAGAATTTTTGAGATGAATCAGTTAAATTCTCAAAGCTGCTCTTCTTTTTGCTCCTGTTCTTCTTTTAAAAATCCCTTTCATTACGCATTCTGTCGGTAGGCATCCTCTCATGTGATCATTGATAAGGATGTAATCGCAAGTTCCAAATGATAACCCTCCAGAATTATTCTTTGAAAAATAATCGCAATGCTTACATTGCTTTTCTTTTAAATTCTGAATTTCTCTGAAAGACATTTCGCCCCATGGTTTAACAGCTATTTTCATTCTCTTTACCTCGCATTCCTTGTACCATCTTCATTTTCAAATGTTGTGCTATATGTTCTCTGACAGATTCCTCTGGAAATGGGATTTCAAGTGATCGCTCCAGAATCCTGTTTGTGATTCTCTCGTCATATTTCAGTTCTGATATCTGGCAGTTGCTCGTGAATATAGTGATTTTCCTGTCGACATACCGCCCGTTGATAATGCTATAGAATCTTTCGTTAATCCACTCCTTACCAGAATCAGCGCCGAAGTCGTCAATGATAAGGATTTCTGTTCTGGACAAATCCTCTATCAACTTTCCTTCCGTATTCCCTTTGTCTCCCCATGTATTCTTGATCTCATCAAGAATCCTGAGGGATGTGGTGAACTTTACTGGCTTCTGGTATTTCTTCATAATTTCATTCGCCAAGCTGCATACTGTTTTGGTTTTGCCAGAACCTTTTGCGTTTGAGAAAAGGTATAGCCCTATTCCTTTCTTCTGCATATCAGGAAGATTTTTAAACCAGTAATTTACCGCCTGAGCCGCCTGAGAAAATACTTTTCGGCTCTCGGCGTTCAAATATACACTTGACTTCAAATCATTGAAATTTGAGCCTTTAAACACGTTTGGAAGCTCTGCAAATTTCAATTGATTTTCAAGGATTATTCTTTTTCTGATTCCGCAAGGGCATTCCTCGCAATAGGGAATACCACTTGCATCTCTTACCCATCTCCACCCGCTGTCCCCGCATTCAGGGCATTCAAGCGAACGGGGTGTCTGATTCTTCTCCATTCCATTCTCCAAGTGGGATGATTGGTTCGACATTTCTTTGAGTTGCGTCAGCTCCATTTCGCATATCCTCCCTGTTGTGGTATTTGTTTTCGAGTATCTTTAAGAAGTTGTTTGGTTTCACAAACCATTCAAAATTTATCATAAAATCAGTTTTCTTCCCCATAAGGAAGTCACTGTTTTTTACGTTCCTCAGAGCTTCCATTACCTTATCCATGCCATATTCTCGGATTCTTGCTTTCAGCATTTGCGTTCGCCTTGCTGTCATTCTTGCGATTGGCTGAATCCCGAACTGCTGAAGCTTGTTCCATTCATCAACAACTTTCTGAACATCTCCGGGCTTGACTAAATCTTTTTCGCAAGAAATCTGCTCTGGAATCTTCGGCGTACGTTCTTCCTCTGATAATTCTTTCTGGCGTTTTCTGTGCTCGGCAACCCGTTTTCTTGTCTGCTCTCTGATTCTTTCAAGCCCGTCAATATTCTGATGCTCTTCCCATCCGGGAATTGAAAGCAATGTTCCATCTCTGGTTATCATGCCGAATTTTTCAAGAATTGTAAGTGCAAGTTCGATCACACTCTCATCAAAGTCCAGCTCGTCAGCCAACATTTTATTTGTATATGGAATATTCTCTGTCAAAAAAATAATCCCGTTTGAATTACAACGCCCTGCCATCGTCAGGAGCATCATCCAGATTAGAACGATGTTGTTCCCCTCTGGAAGTTTTCTGATATGCCGGATTTTTTTGTTATCGAACATATCTATTTCTAATCGAATCCAACTCACATTTGTCATTTAGCCACCTTCCCGTCTGACAAGGACATTTCCGTCCTTACCACATTGATTTTCGGATAAAATTCTCCATCATTGTTTCTTTCCAACTTGATATGTGCTTTTCACAGGTATCGTCTTCCTCTATCAGGATGCCTTTGCGGTCGCACAGCCCGTTGTCGTTTTCAATACAAGTTTCGCATGTTTTATCTGCCATTTTCTTCATCTCCTCTCGCAATCAATCCTCCACAATACGGACAAAATGTATAATCCAGTCGATTAAGTGGTTTTCCGCAACTACACCATGCTTTTACGGGCCATGATTTATAGTAGTCTGGCATAGAGTTGAAGTCATTATCGCTTAGCACTTTCATTTTTACAATTTTCCCGTGCTTCGAATATTCTATTCTCGCATCCTCTTTCCCATCAGAATACCCGTGGCTATATGCGCTGTTCAGCTGATATTCTTCAGCTGATATTCAATGGATTTGACAGCGTTATCTAAATACTTATAAGCCATTCTTCATCTCCTCCAACTGTTTTACTGCTTTTCTATAATCTCTATTCGCAGACCGGAACATCATCAAAAGTATTTCAGACACAGGCCTTGTCCGATTTCTTCGCTTTGCTTTTTTGACGCATGTAAGATCATTTGCTTCTGGTACATATATTCCTACATAATGTGGAATTTCAAGGGATACCGCAGCGCATACATCTGTCGGCATAACCAGGTAGTTATAATCACCAATAAAATTCAACCCATGACCAGAACGAAAATCTTCAGCTGATGATTTAACCTCATAACAATAGCAGTCACCTTTTTCTATCCCGGACACACTATTATTTGCTGGCACGAATCGCATATAATCCACCCTTACCGCATGATCTGTCGAATAATCGAATGTCACTTCTTTCGCCCAATAAATACGTGGATCATTGTGAGGATTTATTTTCTTTTCAAGCATGGCTGATAATTTTGCTGTAATCTCAGGTCTTGTCATTTTGAACCTCCTCCAACTTCTTCTCTATCGGATTAATAATCTCTTCCAATACCTGCTGCTCATAATTTTCTTTCCAAAATTTCTCTCTTTTCCAAAACGGAACTTTTTTAACTTCACCTATTAAATCAATACACGCCATTGCTTCCAGCATTCCCCAACATCCATCACAGGCTCTTTCATTGCACCACTTTGCAAATTCTTTAAATTTCATTTTTGAGTTCCTCCAGCTTCTTCACAGCTTCTTCACGGGTGAGGAATACGGTTTTGTCAAGTTCATTATAATAATTGCAAAATAGCATAAATTTCAGATTGTTTTCTACGATATAAAATTTCTTTTCAGAATCACAATCGCAGTTACAATTATAATTCTCACAATCAATAACTGTTTCTCCAAATTTACTACATTCCGTATATTCATAAGTTATTCGATATACTTTTTTAAATAAATCATCTGGCAATTTCACAAGCAAACCCTGTTCTTCTAAGTCTTTATAAGATTTCAGTTCTTCTAGCAGCTCTGCAACATCTTTCAACCAATACAATCCTCCATTTTCAAAACAACATTCATAAGTATCTTGATAATACGGGCATCCAACCGCTTCCTTGTCGCTGATAGGATCTCTTAAATCCTCGCCAGTTCCACAGACAATGCGTTTATACTCATCATCCATATGTATGAAGTTTTCGTGGTCTGCATAGCAACCACCTCCTGTATCTTGACTGGCAACACATCTAAGTGCTTTTATCGTATCGTCAAGTGTTAATCTCTCCATCTACTTCACCTCTTATCGCTTGCTTTTTATCGCTCATTTTCATCGCTTGTTTTTGTAATTTCTCTCAAGCAGGCATTCCAACCGTCGGCAAATAAGTTTTTCTGCACTTCGTAATTGCTCACGGGTGCAGTTGTACTTTTCTTCTCTGGTAACAGCTTCAATGGACACCAATCAGGTCTTGATTTGCTTTCGTAATCATAATGTTCTTCTGTCATCAGAATTACATCATAATCTAAACAATCGGCTAATTCACAGTATCCCTCACATTCAAGTTCACCGCAGTATGAAGTTCCGAACGGGCAATCATAGCAATTCTCTGGTGTATCTATTACTAATACTGATTTACTCATTCACTTCACTTCCTCTCAGCATTAGGCTCAACGTATTATACCCCGGGCAAGTCCTGACTCCGTTTCTGGTATCTCTTAACAGGACGCAGCACGGATATAACGCCATGACCTCGTAGACGTGTTCTGTGGTGTCCTCACCGCGCTGGTCGATGTATTTGAAACACTTTCCCGGTCTAAGAAAGTATCTTGCGCATACATATGCTTTTGTTCCGAATCTTACACTTGCACTACTCATTTGTGTTCCTCCTTAAAACTAGACCACACGCTCATATTGTCAACTTCGCAATCGCAGTTATTGTAGTCAATATCTTCTGATGCTCGTGTTTTTGCTATTTCCTCAGCTTCTTCTTTTGTATCGGCTTCAATATCGTCATAATCAATTGATAAGCTCATTCCGACACTTACATACCATCTACTCATCTCATTCCTCCTGTAATAATTCTGGTTGGTCGAAAATGTTTCCAACTGGCATAGCGTATACCATGTCAATCCAATACCCTAAATCTTTTCTAAGGCATTTGTCGCCCGTCCAATCTACATAGAATCCGAGATGTTCTGCTTTCTGAGCATCAAAACAATTTTGATAACATCCATATTTGATTGGAGCATAGATTTCTCCGAAATGATATTTGATAATATCATTTTCCCAAATTTTCTTCCCATTCTTGTCGCAAAGTCCTGTGAACTGGCAGAGGGTTTCGGGAATAATTTCTGTCTGATATACTTGCATTTGCAATTCCCAATCTGTCATTCTTGTAAAAATAATGAAATGATGTATAGGAACTGGATTTTTCTCATAATCTTCCTCGAAACAATACACTGTTTCTTGTACTTTGTAATAATATCCTTCTATCCATTCTCCATTTTCGACTCTCTTTGCCTTGAAAAGAATTTCTCTCATTCAACTCCACCACCTTTCACGATTTCGATTAATCCATCAATAAGTGCATCCAAACAATCTTCGTTGCATATTGGTTCTTCATCATCAAAATTATATTTACATGATTCGCAATCGAAATTAGCCCTTCTGTCTTCCATTTTTTCAATTACTTTATCCACATCAAAAGCTGTCGGCTGTTCGTCAATTTCCATCATCGTACTAACAAGAGCATCTGCAACCTCTATCATTTCTGTTTCATCTGGCTTAGATGGTTTCAGCCATTTTGAGATGTTTTCTTTTAATAAGTCAGCATCAATCAGTCTCATATTCTTCACACTCCTCCGCATATTCATAACTGTCCATATCATCACATCTGCACTGGCAGGAATCCTGTTTAGTACAGCAGATGCAGCATTCTGTTTCACCGTCTGGACACTCTAATTTACATCTTCCCATTAATCCAGTCTCCCTCTTTTTCGAAAATTGACATTTCCATTGATTATTCCATCCATATCTTAGAATCAATATAAATAACAATCAGCTCTTCTTCGAGTGCAGTAATCTGTGTGACTGTGTTTTCTTTTATCTCTTCAAAAGCGTCTTTTGTATAGTATCCACAATTTCTGTTTGTAGAAAATATAAGTTCACAGTCGTGCTCTCCTCTGACTTCTACCATTGTTTTCTTATCTATAATGTCCAATAACTGCTTTACTGTCATGTTTAGCCCTCCTTATATGGTTTTGGCAAGTACATCCATGCAATAACTTCACCACCTATACATTCTCCATTCCATTCACCATAGTCATTAATGGACGCTGTCTTTAACCACTTTCCGTACATTCCACAAAAACCACTATATTTAACAGTTGCAATTACATCTTTATGTTTCTCCGGCAATCTCTCACTGACCGGAATCCAGCTGATAGATTTTAAATGCTCAATAACTTTCTTCTGTTCATCTTCCGATTTACAGTGTATTACAACGTCATAGGTATCATCGTATGCACTAAATGTGCCGTCTTTATTCTGGATAAGTTCCATTGCATCGCTCATACTTCCACCTCACTATCCTCTGGCATCTGGAATATCATTTTTTTCATAAAATCTTTTCTAATAGTTTTTGCAATTGATGTATTATCTTTTCCCCTCTGAGATTCACTAGCCGATTTGCAGACATCAGGAAGAAGAATTTCATTTAATTTTGCATCTGCATATGCATCCTGAATCATGTCCAGTACTTTCATAGCTTTTTCTCTGGTGGAATATTCTCCGAGTAAATAACTGCATCCAGTGATATATGATGTTACAACTGTTTTTGTAGTCCCTTCTGCAATTTCGATACCAGCTGATACATTAAAATTAACTAATATCTCTTTATTCTGACTTCTGATTAACATTTTGCGTCCTCCTTGTCCTCATAATTCATCACAATTGTAATTACCTGTACCAGAACTTTCTGAATCTGGTCGTAAATGTGATGATCGTTAGTTCCAAAGTGCGAACATAACACCGCATTCTGTACTCCATCTGCATAACAATCTGCCATGAAATCAGAACTGTACACATCATCTTTATTGTCAAGCTGTCCATGTTCTCTCCACTGAGAAGTAATATAGTCTTCGACTTTTTGGTCTACCACATCGTAACTGTCTTTATTTCCATTGATATGCCTCACACAGCAATCAATGAATCCTAATCTGTCGCAATCTCTGTAATCTTTTGATGTTTCCTGTGTATATTCTCCAAATACACGATTAATTTCTTCGTCGAAATTATCTGGTAAATTAAATATATCTACTTCCAGTCCTCTTGGAAGATTTATTGTGTAGCTTCTCATTTTGTGTCCTCCTGCTTTTATATACATTTATCTAAATCAAAGCGTCCTTGACCATCTCTTTTTCATTTCATGTGGAATTTTTTGACCTTTATCTCTTGATCCCGTCCAATGAGTACCTCCTGCAATACCTTCATATTCAAAATTTGAAGCTTTCAGACTTGCTCCGTTTTCAGATTCCAAAGTATAAGTAATAATCTTCTTATATCCCATTTCCTTTGCAATACGACAGCATGCACCGTAAAGCATGGAACAGGCATTTTTTGTTCCATCTGTACAGAGCCTGTTTATCTCGAGTGTCAAACCGTCATCTAAATATCTTGATACAGGTCTTCCACACACTGCACATCCAACCATTTTTTTATCTTCGAACAAACCAACGCTAAATTTGCAACCAACTGTAGACTTATGATGCCTATGTTGTGCATTAATAAATTCACAAGCTTGTTTAAATGTAATTGGTCTTATCTTCATTTTCCATCCTCACTTTCCCCATGTAGGCAACTGGCACGCTATCAATTTAGATTTACGTTCATTTTTCTTGCCATGGCTTCTATAACTGTCACTGTTACGCCGTTTCCTGCTTGCTTGTATAACTGGCTGTCAGAATTAACAAACTGTGCTTTCTCAAAATAATCATCAGACCAACCTTGCAGTCTAAAACATTCTTTCGGTGTCAGCTTCCGAATTGCTATGTAACACTGATATTTTTCATACCAGACTGCATATACCGTTAATTCTTCCGATACCTGTACGAATATTCCTTGATTGCAGCTTGTATCTAGCGTATTGGCAACTTCTTTTCCGACTCTTCCACGTCTGGTTTTACTACCTGGGACTGATAAATTCACTGCATCAATGCCGACTCTGCACTCTGAATATCCCTGTTTAGTTGCTTCTGCTACTTTTACCGCAAGCTGATTATCCTTCTGGACTGTAGACAATGTATTTGCAATTCCATCTTCTCTGATTTCATTAGCAAGAAATTTATGTCTGGAAATATCAAGTTTTCCACTTTCGTAATCTTTACGGATTTCTTTTCCATATTCTGTGCGAACGTTACGCAATACTCCGAGCGGATTAATTGCGACCCCGTGTCTATCCTGAGATGTTAATGTGAACATTGGCTCGCCATCCTCTTTAAACCGTCTACCATTCTGACGTTTTTCTACCCGATCTGGCGTAAGAACTGGGATTGCTATCTTTGGATTATTGTTATGTCCTGCGGAATGGCATTTTGCAATTCCGTCAATTCCAAGTATTTTCCCGTCTTGTGATGAATTTATTGTTCCGATTACTTTAATTGCAACTCCGCTTGTCTGTGATCTATATGTTAAAATTCCTTTGTTGTATCTTGCTTGTAAGCATCTCGCTGTATCTGTTGTTTGAGATTCGTTTCTGCACAAATCAATAAAACACGGCAATGCTACATGATGTCCTCTTCCACCACCTTGTCCAGTATCAAGAGCCTCGGTAATTCCATCAGGTCCAAACACTTGTGTATTTCTTCTGTAACCGTCCCTATGGCCTATTATTTGAATACTATCTTCTCCGTCTGTTCCTTCGATAGGAAATACTTTTGAGGTACTTTTCCCTCTAAGATGTCCGATAATAAAACATCTTTCCCGGTTCTGTGGCACTCCGAAATCTTTGGAGTTGAGCACCTGCCATTCTGCATCATACCCCCGCTGCTCCATTTCAATGAGCAATCTGGCGAAATCCCATCCTCCATTAACACTAAGCAAATTTTTAACGTTCTCAATGAAAAGGTAAGTGGGTTTATCTTCTTCTTTGAGTTGTCCGACAAGGTACATAACTCTGAAAAACAGGCTTGAACGGTTTCCCCGAAATCCAGCTTGCTTTCCTGCGACTGAGATATCTTGGCAGGGGAATCCGAAGCACCAGCAGTCTGCTTTGGGAATATCTCCGGCATACACTCTTCGAATGTCATTTGCGTACCATTCTCCATTTCTGTATTCCTCCTTTAATATTTCTTTCTGTCTTTTCTTGATAGGAATGTCTTCCAATGCCTTTCGCTGCTCATCTGTCAGTAAGTGCATTGAGATGTAACTCGCAGTAGCGAATTTATCAAATTCACAAAAACCAACGCATTCATGCCCCGCTAATTCCATTCCCTTGCGAAATCCTCCGATTCCTGCAAAAAAATCTATAAATTTCATTTTTATCCATTCCCCTCGTTTTCTCCGAACCCAAATTCCTTGTTAATATCAAAAGAATCAAATTCAATCTGCAAACCCATTTCTTCCTTAACTTCCTTATATGCTGCTTCAACGCCGATTTCCTCAACATATCTTTCGGCTTCGGTAATCTTATCAATGAAATTCTGGTTTGCTTTCTTGAATCCCCATGCTTTTTTGATTGCAATAACAGAAATTAAAATATTTGCCACAGCAATATAATCTTCTGCTTTCCACAGCTTTTCCTGTGATTCTTTGATAAGCTGCTCTTTAATTTCCTGTTCTCTGGCGTTCAGATATGCTTTAAGAGATTCAATTCTTACGCCGGTCTGTCTGGATATCTGTTCCATTGTAAAATTGGTTACATTAAGCGGCGCAGGGATTGAGTTCTTTTGGATTTTTGGCTTTTTAATCTTCAACTTTCCCAACCAACAGCCCTCCTTATTTTGCCTGCCAGAGCATCAAACTCCATCAGCATTTTCATATCGTTTTTATTTGATTTGCAGATTGTGTCCCGCCCATCGTACACAATCGCATATCTTTCATCGAGCAGACAGGCTGAATAAACCGCCCTTGATACCTGGCTCCTTGTTTTTCCCGTCAGCTCTGAAATCTGATCAATGGTCATTTCTCCAACATACTTCATTCCGTCATATACATCATACAGTTTCATGTTTCTTTACTCCTATCAGCTCGTATGTCCTGTGCGAACCAGTTCCGTGAAATACGATCAGTCCATCGTCCTCGAACTGCCTTAGATGCCTTTGAACAGCGCTCATACTGATATCTAGTTCCTCAGATATCTTCTTGGTTGTTGGAGTCCCTTTGTGAGACATTGCGTATTTACGGATGAAATAATAAATATCCTTACGGTTCTGCATCCATTGCATGTGTTTTTGATACCGTAATGCGTCCATATTCACGATTCCTTTACAAAAAATCTTCTATGCTTATCTGACTGTTTTCCTCAAAAACAAGCATTTCTTCTTTTGCTCTCTTAAAGAAATTTCTATCAATTTCAAATCCGAAAGCATTTCTTCCTATTTCATGTGCAGCTCTTAACGTTGTCCCGCTTCCGCAACATGGGTCTATTACTACATCTCCGGGATCAGTAAACGTTTCAATCAATCTTTTTAAAAGTTTGACTGGCTTTTGTGCCGGATGAATTTTAGGAATATCTTTTCCATCTTTCTCCCAATCGAACCAGTTAAAAACCATGTGCCCTGTACCTCTGATTGTTTTTCCATTTTCGTCAGTCTGAACGCCGTTCCTAAACTTAGGAAGCCTGTCTCTGTAAAACAATAATGCGTATTCCGTAGCTCCAACCACACGCATATTTGCTTTTAATACTTGAGGGCTGTAATTTTTTATGAAAACAAGTGGGATATAATGTACAAAACCATGTTTTTCAGCAGCTTTAATCAATGTTTGTGTTTGTTCAAACGAGCAAAATACAATCATGCATGGAGAATTGCTACTTCTTCCTCTTGGCACAGGTGTTGTATCTTCTTTTTTTAACATTCTTGAACAAAAGTGAAAGTATTCATATAAGTTAAAATTAAAATCTGAATTAAAGGCAGCTTTTCCTGCTAGTTTACTTTCACCATTTTTATTATCCCCCCCTACATACCACATAGGGTTGCTCCCGTAAAAATTATTCGCTACATTATACGGAACATCAGCTATAACGAGCTGTGCTCTTGGAATTGCATATTTCTTGTAATTTTGCATTGAGTCTCTGTATATTTCACATTTTAATTTCATATTTCAAAGAAGCCCGGTGCACCCTTACGTCACATGAAGGCAAGCTCCTTTCATTTTTTATTCGTACGTTTTCTCATCAATCAAGTTCTGAAACCTTTCAAAAGCCCGGATTGATACTTTATTATTCTGCTTCTCTGGTTTCAGTGAAACTTGCAAGTGTGTATCTATGATGTGTGAAAGTTCTCTGGCGAGGGATTTTTTGCCCTGCTTCAAACCATCGTAATAACCTTTTGCCAGTCTGTACTCATCAATCTGTTTCTTTCCTGCTCCCTGAGAGCCACCAGTCTTATTTCTAAGCTGATATCCCTGATCTGCAAGCCATTTGATGTAAAACTGTTCGGCTCTATCAAGGCTAGCTTCGGAAAAATTCTCACAGATCACTGTCCATCCGTAGGGATTGTTTTCTGAATATAAGCCATGTTTCTTAAGGCTCAAATCAATGTGTTGCTGATGTCCTGCACTGTGCTGGCACAATCTGGTGAGTATATGTTTTGCCTGCCCTGCATACCCAAACTTGAATCCGTCTTCATCAACTCTGCGTAAAATATAGACTCCCGAATTATCATTCAAATTTGGATTGAGCTTGAGCCATCTCTTTCGGTTCTCGGCTTCAATCGCCTTAGCTTTTACAAAATTTTTATAGTTACTATTCAAAGACTTATCACCTCGATTCATTTTCAGTGTGCCTTTGATACCATTATGATACCACTTCGATACCTGTATTGCAAGATAAAAATGATACCACTTTGGTATCTGATTGACACCGACAGGCAAAAATGCTACAATGTTCTAAAAACAAGGGAGGGATTTCACATGACCGTCAAGTCTGATAAGACCAGAACTAACATCACGTTCCCGATACAGCTTAAAGAACAGCTTGAGCAGATTGCCAAGCAGGAGAACAGGAGTTTTAATAATCTGGTCATTACTGTTCTCCAAGATTTTGTAAAAAGTGCCGATAAATAGTCGGTGCTTTTTTTAATTACCTGTTATTCTCTCTATCATCCTCTATAGCTTTCCCAAGGCAAGCCATAACCGGTCCTGACTCAAGTAAGCATTCTCTTTCTCTGGTATTTTTACCATCATTTGAGCGCCAATCGCCAACAATGTATAGACTTGCATTCGCACTTAAAATGTCTGTGTCCATATCCCAATATTTAATGTGGATTTCGTATGCCACATTTGCAGAGATCACATATCTGTAAATGCCTTTGGTGACTTCTTTCCAGTCTTTTAAATTTGCTGATACCATGCTTAATCCTCCACAAATGGTGGTTTCTCATCCTCGAAGAAACTTTCGTAATCAAACCATTCATCTTTAATGAAATTTCCAATAATTTTCACTGAATGTCCAAGTCCTTTCGTAGCAACTCTAACATGCTTTCCTTTCATTTCTATCAGGTCATCTACGCCAACAACGTCCATGATTCTCATAATCGCTTCAAGCCCTGCCTTTGAACCTTTAAAGTTTTCCGAGCCAAGGTAACCATGTCCTAAAACATATCCTCCGAATACAACTCCCCATCCGCCGCCAGAAAGAGTGAGGTCAAGGGTGAGTACTCCGTGATCTTTAAAATTCAATGATACATTTGTAATTTCAGCATTTCTTAATCTGTTTCCGTCGTTAATAAGTTCTTCTTCTGTCCACTGTTTCATTTTGTTTCCTCCCTGTATGGTTCGTGAATCTCAATTTAACTATTCTTGCAAAAATCGCATTCAGTATTGCATTTTTTCCACTCATCTGAATATTCTTCGTACCCATCTGCTCCGTTCAAATACTTGTATGCAAGCACATTCATACATCTTTCGCAGGCCGTAGAAAAAACAACAAGTGCTTCCTGTAATGTATAATCTCCGCTGTTTACCATTGCCATTATGACATCTTGATTTCCACCTCCAATACTTGTATGAAAGTCAATAAGTGGTGTAGTATCCGTTCCATAATCCCATTTTCTTCCCCATGGCTGCCACCACTTTCTTGTTTGGCTAGACCCACAATTAGTGCATATATGGCCTTTCAATCCCTTTATCAGACCTGTATCCTTTTTCCAATATTTCCGTTTGTGCTTGCACGCTTCTTTCTCAGCTTTGCCATGCACTACATAAACGTGTTCTGTTATTTGTAACGGAAAGCAGGAATGGTACGTTCTCGCTCCTTCTGGTGCTTCACATGCCAAATCATCTTCTGACTTAATTAAATTTCCGTTTTCATCCTCATACCAAATTCCCAACTTTAATTTTGATTTATCAATTTCCATTTTTTCTCCTTTCAAAACGGACATAAATTCAAATCAACATCCAGTCCCGGTCTTGCGATCTGCACCAGAACATCATTTCCGGCAACGTCCTGTATCTCTTTCTGCATCACTTCCGGGTCTCCCCATCCCTCTGACAGGTGGCACAGCGTTATGGTTCTGAGCGAAGCGGTCTTGTTCACTCGGATAATCTCTTTTACAGTAGATAAGCTGCTATGCCCCCGGATGGAGTGTTCAAACTTAAATGAATCCTGCTCCGGCGATTCGTCAAGATGATTACATTCTATAAGGAAGTGATTTATTCTCATGTTCTTGAATGTGAACGGCAAATATGAGAAGTCTGTCGCATATATCAGTCGTCCACATTCTTCGTGAAATATCAGGTATGCAAAGTTTGGCGTCTTGTCGTGCGGGACGTAGAAAGGCGTTGCCCGGAATGAACCTATGTCCTTCGATTTCTTTTCTGGTAAGCCAATCATCAGCTCACCAGAGATTGTGTTTACACTCTTAACTGTCTCGTCATTGGTGTAAATCTGAATACCGGACTGCATTAGATTCTGAAACGATTTCAGGTGATCTCCGTGTCCATGTGTCAGTAGACATCCCGAAACATCTGATATTCTGTAACAAATTCCTTTCAAAATCTCTGGGTATTTGCATCCACAATCCAGAAGTAAGATTTCGCCAGATTCAGATTTAAGCGCATAGCAGTTTCCCGGCTGACTACCTGTATTTATTACTCGCATGAACATTTTGCATCACCTCACTTTCCTTATTTACAAAATAACTGTTCTAATATTGTTTTTGACTGTTTAATTGTTTCCTGCATATCGTCATAAGAATATGGGATTTTTTCTTGAAGTTTTTCTAATTCTGCATAAGAAACTAAAAACAGGCAATCCTGGAGCAGTTTAAATTCTTTCAAAGTCATTTGAATATTTATTGTTTTATCCCAATCTATTTCCGATTTTAATATCTTCATACTTCATCATCCTCTGGAAATCTAAATATAACTTCATTCATTCCAATTTTAGTAACATCTCCCACAAGGCTTTTAGCATGTATTCCAAGGCTTGCATCATTCAGCATTGACATTACATCTACGCAACTCTTCTTTGATGAATAGCTTGCCATCAAATACGGGATTTTCCGCGTATCGCCCGAAAACACCGCCTGAATATGATTTTCAGACACAATAATAGCTGTCAGGTCATACGGAAGATTGATTTTTCCATCCTGCGATATAATCCTCATAGTTCTCACCTCGTTTCGTAAAATAATCTTTTATTGGCTCATAGTACGGGCAGTTTTCACACCGCCCGATACAAGCCATATATTTCCCAAATTTTCCTGAGTCGCACCGATCAAAATTGATACAGTCGAAGTGCATCATATGCGATCACATCTCTTCTGGCTTCATAAAATCTGGAATCTCTGTTTCCTGTTTGTCTGCTGCCGGAACTGTTTCTTTCTCGGCAGTTTTTACGACTTCTGCGACTGTTGGCTGTTTGGGCTGTTCTTCGATTGCCGCTGGCTCGTCTGGGATAAATTCTTCTGCATTGGCGTTCTGCTCGATTTCATAAGCAACTTCATGTTCAATAATGTCCTGCTTTGGAATTTCTTCTGTAGCTTCCTCGACTTCCTGAACGAAAACATCACCATGACTATTGATAATCTGTTTTAATGCACGATTGATAACAGTTTTCTTTGCCATCTGGTCAGTAAACTTCTGGTGTGTTCCATTGCCGTTTTCCTTGTAACCATAGCCCTGTGACCAAGACTGTTTGATCTGCTTTATGTTCATTACTTCCAGATGTTTTGTTCCATCTTCCATCAGAACCACTGCATATGCCCCAAGAATCTTATCGTTGTCAATGTTCATAAAATCCTGTTCATGAGAATCCAGAACTTTGTTTCCATCTTCGATATGATATTTGAACTTATCACCATCGTAGATGATCTCGGCATGGATATCTTTCATACCATATCTTCTGGCGATTGTAATGTTCCCGAAGTAAGACCTCTGAAACTGGCACTGACCGGAATAGGCAATGAAATAACCCTGTTTTTTCTGCACCGAAAGTCCGAGTGTTGCCATGTTCATAAGGCTGTTTGCAATGCTTGTAGCTGTGCAAGATTCCAGAACTGGCTTATTATTTCTGTCTTTTGTTTCTTTCAGAGTCAGATATGCCCCCATGAGTGCATTACTGAGGTTGTAGTCTTTTGGGAATGAAAGACCGTATTTGCATTTTTCTTCAAGCTGCTTAACCAATCCATCAATGAATGAGTTGTTGATTACGATTGCTGCCTGCTGTTCTCCTGCTGTTGCTAACTGTGTTTTATTTGCCATAACAATTCTCCTTTTCTATTAATCGCAATAAGTTCTATTGCAAAATGGACATCCTGTAATTAATTCCTTTGATGCTCTCTCAATAGAAATTCCTTGCCATTCTTTTCCGCTTCTTGTTCGTCCTTTTTCGGAATAGATATTCTGCCCGCAACTGAAGCATTTTCCATTACGTGGTGCAAAATGCGGATAACCTTTTTCCGTACAATATTTTTCCTGTGCTTTTGCTGCTTTTGAAATGTCATAAGTTTCTGCCATTTTTATTCTCCTTTTCTATATTTTTATATATTTGCCAACACGCTATTTGCGTGATTGTATCGTTTCTTACCTGTGCTATTTTGTAGGATTCCAAGCGCACTGAACTCTGGAATCAGAGCGTATTTTCTGTTTTGTACCCATGTAAATTTATAGGTCTGTCAAACCTCAAATATTAAATTTGCATGGATTCTAGTGAGTGAACACGTTCCTCACTTTGCAGGTGCAAAATCACCTGTAGCTTGATTAAGCTAAAATTATCTGTTATGCTATTAGCAAATATAGTTTGCTCTATATTTTGTGTGGAGCAGCTAGGCTGTCGCCAAACAAGTTCCTAGCTGTTCCGCTTTTCTCAAATCTCCGTTACCGTCATATCCCCCTCAGCAACTTTCAAGAATATCAACTGCGCATCTGCCTTAATTCCTTCCAGACTGCTGTTGTCCAGTTCTGCCGCACAGTCTACGAATATCGGATAACTCACGCCGTAAAACTTCTGCAAACCGTCTATGATGGCAATTTTTCCTTTCATCATCAGGGCTGTATTGGCGTTCCCGATCAGCTTCTTCCAGTCACCGTCCTTGTCCTGCACGTACCAGATGCAAGCGTCTACGACTTCGCCATTTTTCTGCGTATCAAATAGTTTCACCTTAACCCCGTCAAAATACTGGTTTACCGCATCTTCAAGGGCTGTATTCTTCGCCATACTCAGTGATTTCAGCTCGTCCAGAATCATCTGTGCATCAGCCTTGCTCTGTCCGTACTGTTTCTGACTTTCCTGAAGCTTCTCGATCTGTTCGTCAATTCTGACATTGTTGTTGGCTTCTCCGATTTTCTGGTTGACTACTGCCAGTTCCTGCTTCTTGCCAGATAACTGCTCTGAAAGCTGTTTCTTCGTTTCTTCGCCATCGTCCAGAGAATTAAGCTCCTGCTGTTTCTCTTTGATTGATGCAAGAATCTGCTGATATTCGGCATTTCCTGAGAAGTCTGGTTCTTTCGGTATGGCTTCCAGATTCTTGTTTTCTGCGTCCAGAGAAGTTTTGATCTGTTCTAATTCATCTGTCAGTTTGGAAATCTCAGATGTGAGGGTTTCTTCTTGCTTATGCGCTTCTTTCATATCGACAGACGCTTTGTTTCCAACCTGAATAACTTCATCAATTTTGCGTTTCTTGTCCTGTTCCCATTCTTCCTTAGCCTTTAACTGCTGATTGATTCTTTCCTGCTTTTTCTGTTCAAATCTGCTCTTTAACTGCTCAATCTGCTCTGGCGGAAGATTCTGACCGCAAGTCGGGCAAATGGTATCTGCGTCCTTAAATGTCTCGGATTTAATGCTTTCCAGAACTGTGTTGTCCCATTCTGTGTCTTTGATTTTGGGATACCGTGTTCTGGCGTTCTGTAATTTTTCAAGAAGATCTTTTTTCTGTGCTCTCAGGCTCTCTAATGCAGAAGTCTTTCTATTCAACTCTGATGTTTTGATATTCCTGTCTAATTCAAGAGTGCTAACTTTATTGCAAACCGATGATTTCTGCTCTAACAAGTTCGCTTTAGCCTTTGAGTCTATCTCTAACAGTTTGGTTCTTAACCCTGCCAGTTCTGCTTTAATCTCTCCGGCTTTCTCGTTGCCTGCCTGCGCAATCTGTTTTTCAAGGTCAGAAAGCTGTTCCTGCAAAGCGTTCTTCTGCAATTCCAATTCGGCAACATCAGTGTCAACCTTTGACTGCTCCATGCCGATAATCTGGTTTGGAATGGCTTTCAACTGTTCTTCTGCCTTTTTCAGCGTTGCGCTGTTCATGGCTTTGATTTCGTCTGCCTTATAAGTTTCCAGAAGCGGTACCAACTCGGCACAGTCTGGAACCGTCTTGGCAATCTCTAAATCTGATTTCCCGGCACCGTCTGACATGGAAAACAGAATTTTTCTGGCATCTGCATCTTTCAGATCTGTGAAGATTTCCATGTGGGATAACATAAGGAAATTATCAAAATCAAATCCTCTCTCTTTTAAATCGGCTTTAAAGTCTCTTTCGGCTTTCGGAACGCCGTTGATTTCGTACTTGTTTGATAATGCAACCTTGCCCGGCTTTCCGTCCTTTGGCTTGCTTTCTGTGCGCTTCTGGAACTTTGCTACGCTTACAGGTTTCCCATCAATTACAAGGTCAACATCAACTCTTGGCAGACATTCTCTACCATCATCGGGTCTGATATCCGGGTTGCTCTTTAAACTGTAGTCCTTGTCACAGAACACCCACATAAAGGCATCTGCCAGTGTGGTTTTCCCGCATCCGTTCTTCCCAGAAACAATTGCTCTGTGTCCGAACCCTATTTTCTTTTCTGACTGGCCTTTAAAATCGGTCAATCTAATTTCTCTTACTTCGATTTTCTTCATATTACAAAATCTCCAATCTTTTTACTGATACCTCCAACGCGGTTAACCATGATTGACTCTGGTCCGACCACAGTTCCCGGCTTTGAAATCTTCCGCAGAGTTTGATTTTTGCTCCCTTTTTCAGATTTTCTACGGCATCTGCGTTTTCCTCCCAGCATAAACAACTGATTGCGTCTGATCTGGTATATCCGGCTTTCTTCTTTCTGTTTACTGCCAGAAGTATTCTTGCCAACTTCCTGTCATTGTTTGTGCCAATCATCTTTATTGTTGGCTTTTTAATCAGATATCCAGTCAGATAAACTTCGTTTGCATCGTGTTCTTCCAGTCTTTCAAGGTACTGAATGTCCATTGCTCTTACATATGCTGTAAGGCTTTTCTTACCATCTTCCCGGACTGTACGGCTTCGCATTTCACCATATACACTGGCAATCAGCTCTGTTTCTCTTGAAATCATGTATTCTGGTGCAATAATTGGAAGAATGTCATAGGATGCATTCTTTCTGAATATCGTCATTCTTCCTTCATACATCTTGGTTCCGCCGTATTCTTCATGTGAGAACACGAACCCTGCCGGAATGTCACCAGATAAAAGTACCTGGTTTTCGTCACGCATCTTCATGTGGTATATCACCTTCTTTCAAAATCTTTGTCAGCATCAAGCCAAGTGTTACGACTGTTTCTCTGAGATTCTTGTTTTCGGCTTTAAGTTTCTGTCTTTCTTTCTCAAGGTCGGAAATAATCTCACTTGCAAGTGTTGGTGTTTCTGTGTTCTGGATGTGTGTTTTAGACATAAAAAATGCCCTCCTAAATTATTTATTGATAAATACAGGAAGGTGTGTTATACTTGCCCTGTATTTAACTTAGCCAAATTAAGTTAGATACGCGGCTCTGCGCGGTATGGTGGTACCCGCAGGGCTTTCTTACTCTTTATCTGCTTCTACAAATTCGCCGTTAATGAGTTTATAGAATGTATCTGGCTTAATCTTTTCACCGTCAACTTTTGCACTTTTTACATCTACGATGTGGTATTCGCCGCCCATCTCTTTGCATTCTGCCAGTACAATAAAGCATCCAAGTGAACCTTTAGCCTTAGAATTGTATCCAATGGCCATTGCAACGCTTTCTTTTCCTTCTACTGTTGCCGCTGAGCAGTCTCCGGTGTTGGTTGCCGCTGACCAGTCTCCGGTGTTGGTTGCCGCTGAGCAGTCTCCGGTGTTGGTTGCCGCTGAGCGGTTTCCGGTGTTGGTTGCCGCTGACCAGTCTCCGGTGTTGGTTGCCGCTGACCAGTCTCCGGTGTTGGTTGCCGCTGACTGGTTTCCGGTGTTGGTTGCCGCTGACCAGTCTCCGGTGTTGGTTGCCGCTGACTGGTCTCCGGTGTTGGTTGCCGCTGACCAGTCTCCGGTGTTGGTTGCCGCTGACTGGTTTCCGGTGTTGGTTGCCGCTGACCAGTCTCCGGTGTTGGTTGCCGCTGACTGGTCTCCGGTGTTGGTTGCCGCTGAGCGGTTTCCGGTGTTGGTTGCCGCTGACTGGTCTCCGGTGTTGGACTTTTTATCATCGTCCCAGTTAACCTGATCTTTGATGTATTCCACACCGGCTTTAATAATTCCGGCAATTCCGATTTCTGCTTTAATAGGAATCTTCTTTCCTACTCGTTTACTGTCATCAGACTTCTGGTCGTTTGCGTCCAGCTCGACTTCGCAATATCTGGAACCAGCCGGCGCATAATATCCAAATACATCCAACGGATTTTCACAAGCATGAAATCCAGTATCGCAAATCTCAGCTCTTTCTTCTTCATACTCCTTGCCGATTTCATACTGAAAATTACGGCATTTTAAGTCTTTGTCAAATCCCTTATAGCATTTCATTTTTCCTTGTCCTCCAAATTAAGTCCGAGTATAGCTGCGCAAACTTCTTTCTTTAAATACGTATTTGCTTCGGTTGTGTTCAGGTACGCTTCAAATGCCTTTAATCTGCCTACCAGCTCTGCATACTCCTCGGCTACGGTCTCTGCTCTGAAATCCATCTTATTTTCTTTCTTCATCGCAATCCCCCTCACAATACGGACGTTTGTTGTCCATCAAAATTTTGTTCAAATGGTCAGTTGCTTTCTTCACACTCTCTTCCTGCTGACAACCGCCCTCTACAATGCTGTACATATCAAACTCTCTTAATGATTCTTTCTTATATATGTTGATGTGTAAGCTGCATCCAATCTTGTAGTTTGCAAAATGAAATGCTACCGTTCTGCCGGTTTCTTTCTGAACGCGTCTGCATAACTGGTATAGTTCGTCTACGGTTTTATTAAAATCATTCTCCTTTATCTTCATCGAAAAGCCCTCCAAGTAAATCATCAAATAATGTTTTTACAACTTCTTTGATTTTTTCTTTTTGAATAGTTTTAAATTCTTCTTCGTTCATCAGTCCGATTTTGACCGCTTCGTCAATCTCCTGCTTCACAGATTCCTCTGTTTTTTTGCCGTCTTCCATAATGGTTTCTTTGATTCCTCGAACGACAACCGCTAAGTCAGCTATTAATTCTGCTTTACTGCCTTTAAGTGTGATTTCTCCCATTTTTGTCTCAATCATCTTTCTCTTCCTCCGGTTCTTTTAATTTCATCCGGGTAAATAAACACGAATGATAATGCGAATATTACGATTGCTACTGCAACCGGCTGTGATGCACTGTCAAATCTCCAGAACGGCAGGTACGGTGACATACCGCCGATCAGAGCTGACAGGATTAATGCTTTTGCCGTTTTTATGTCCCTCCGATTTTTTATGTGGTATACTCTCCTTATGAAAGGAGGTATAGATTAATGATGTATTCTGGATTCTGTACCAAACAGAATAAAAACTATCAGGTTGAATTTACCCAACTATCTGCTTCTTCACTCGAAGATAAAAATTATCAAACAATTAAAGGCAGATTAAGATGCAGATACGCAGGCCTTACAGGATGTTGCAATCGTGCCAGCGATTGTTCAATCCTGAGAAACCTCGACAAGTAACCCGATGGCTCTCTGAAATATGGGAGCCTATTCTGTCTCACAAAATTCAACAGGCATTTCGCTCCCTTTGAATTTAATGCTTTCAATTTCTCCGACACCTGTTTGATTTATCTTTAGTACTCCCAAATCAATTGATAAATCCAAAGCATTTAAGTCTATCGAAAGTGTTGGTATCGAATCTCCGGGCTTCTGTTTTAATTCAAAACTTCTTACTCCATCGAGTTTTCGACCATCCACAAAAATTTCTGTGAAGATTCCTTTTTCGCCGTTTGCTTGACGAATTTCAATTTTGGATGCTGTCACATTCTCACCTCCTACTTAATTTGCTTTAGAAAAGAAAACATCAATCGGGTCTTCGATATGAAATTCATCAATCATTGTCTGAATCTCATTACTGTTGAAAATTCCTTTCTGCATCTTTCCATAAAATGTTTTTGGCGTAATTCCAAGCATTTTGGCAACGTCCGTCTGAGATTTTCTATTCTTCGCAAATATTCCTCGAAGTTCATCAGTTTTTATCATTTTGTCATCTCCTGCTCAATCACCGGAAGAATCCCACTCTCTTTCAGCTTGTCGTAAAGAAATATTCTTCCTTTCTGTGACCACTTAGTATTCATCTTCACATCCGGTCTACCGTCCGATCTCACGATATCAACGGTCTCGGAATGTGTATAGCCCATACAGTGATATTTGCTGTACAGTAACCACTGTCCGCTCTGCTTGTACTGGATTCCGATGTCATGCAGAATATCGTTCATCTTCTTCCCAGACATTCCATAATCCTTAGCAATCTGGGTAATGGTCACAAGTCCCGGATTCTTTAAGATTTCATCATAGTAGTCGGCTTTCGGTTTCAGTTCGCCGATTATCTGGTTTTTGACACTGATTTCCGTTGACAGTAACTTGACCGAATCTTTCAACTTCGCAATGGTCTGGTCTGCCATCTTCAATGCTCTGGCAAAAACCTGTTCTGGTGTGTTCCATGCTTTTTCGAGGTCTATGAAATACTGTCGGTATTGTCTGCCTTTTTCTGACCGCTGAATCATGCAAATCTGTTTTGCCATGTCTATAGAAACTTGATAATCAGAAATTTCTCTTTCTGCTCCGTTATTTACAAGTGTGGAACTTTTCACGCTTGTAAAATCGCTTCCCTCAGCGAAACCATATGTAGACATTCTTTCAAACCATCTCGAAAATCTGTCTGTAATTTCAAGCCCTGCATACAGCTCTCTGGCTGATACAGTAGGTTGTTCACTACTGTAATTAATAGGTATTAACTGTTCCGTAATATCGTCTCCTCTCTAATTACTATCTCTAATTGTTGCTTCTTCTTTCTGAGTATCACTCTCAACAGTATCAGCAACGCCATTCATGTATCCCAAAATGTAGTGTTGCTTATCTACCGGAAGCTTATTGATTCGTGTTGTTACATCTCTGATAAGCTGTCTCTTTTCTTCTGACATTTGTTCACCTCCACATCTCTTACGTTATGAACGTATAATATCACATCTATAACGCATTGTCAACGTGTTTTTAAATATTTTTACGTTGACAACGTATTTTAAAAATGTTATACTGTTACCATAAAATAAAGAAAGGAGGTGGGTAAATGGGCGAGCGGTTGAAAGAGCTGCGAAAATACTTAGGACTTTCAAGAGAAGACTTTGCAAAAAAACTCGGTTTAAAAAGCCGTGGTAAAATTGAAAATATAGAACTTGGAAGAACAGTTCCAGATGACGATTTTCTAAAATTGATCTGTACTACTTATAAGGTTTCTTATGACTGGCTTGTGAGCGGCGACGGTAACATGTTTATGGACGACGATGGCGATGCGCAGGCTATCGTAGATTCGGTAATGACCGGGGATAATGAATTTGCAAAAAAAATCCTTGTTAAATTCGCAAAGCTTAGTGAAGAGCATTGGAAACAGCTTGAAGAAATTTTGACCGAATTAGAAAGCAACTAATAAAAAGGACTGGGGTAAAAATCCCAGTCTTTTTTTGCGTTTTAACTATACTATCAGTCCTTTGTGTATTATAATATATAAAAAATCACCAAGGAGGACTTAAATGAGAAAAAGAAAAACTATCGACAAAATTACCAGAAAAATAAAATGCCCGGCAATCACTTGTCGGAGTGCCAATGTACAGATAATTAGCAGGGGTTTCTTTTCTACTAAATATCAATGCAAAAAATGCGGGCGCGTTTTTAAGGGATAGTCCAAAAGCCAAATATATATTGGTGGGGTAACATCTTTACGGAGTATAAGAAAACTAAAGTAGAGGATTCGGAATTTGGAGAAGAAATGGGAACTGCCATTGCGGACAAAATCAATGAAATGATAGGATCAAAATATGATAGTTCTAAGTTCGAATATTATTTTTCGGCTTCTCCAGATGATTTAAAAACAGAATAACAAATTTGCCCCTGTAAACGCAGGGGCTTTTATTTTTACTTTTCTTTTAAATACAAATATTCTAACAGTTTATATACCCGTTTTAATGTTTCTTCTGTTTTAACCTTTTCTAATAAAGCCATGATTTTCTCTTTATAATCCATAAATAGCCCTCCCTGTCACAACTACCACCTACATTACAGTATATGCCCGGCTTGTAGGAAACAGAACCGAACATTAGTTCGTTTTCATCATTATACCACCGATATTCCCTCTTGGCAACTGCCAAATATACACATGGACTTTTGTTATTTCGTAGGCAAACTTCGTAATCTCAAAGCAAATTGTGCTTTCGTGAATACAGCATCCGACATTGCAAATTTCCTTGATCTCGCTCAACTCCTGCATCTGGGCGGAATAAATTTGTTTCGCAGCTTCTTTTGTAATCTGCACATCTCTGCGGTGGCGTTCTGCTATATCATGTGACGGTATATGCACCGCACAGAATATTTCGTAAAATATCAGGATGAATACGACTATCCTGTATCTGTTCTTCTCCATTACTACCAACTCTTTCTAAAAATATATCACGCATTATAGCACACACTTGTGTAATTTTTCTGGGAAGTGCAAAATCAGGGAGTTTTTCTGCAAAAATAATCTACTTTTTTGATATTTTACTATGCATAGTTTGCATGAGGTGGTATAATATTGTAAAATTTTAACAAGGGAGGGGATTGTATGAGCAAAGGTGAAAAGAAGAAAGATTCAACCCTGAGCGTCATTTCCTGTATTCTGGCAGGTGTGGCATTCATTCTTCCGTTGCCAATTATCCTGTCGTTTCCTCTGGCTCTGGCAGGAGCAATTGTAGGATTAGTAGATATTGGCACAAAGAAAGAGGAATATAGACATATTGGCTCATGGTTCGGAATTATTGTCGGAATCATTGAAGTAGTTTTTATTGCAGTGCAGTATATGAGATTTATTTAAGAACAAGGGAGGACATGATATGAAGAAAAAGATTATTGCATTAGTTTTATGTGGTGTCATGGCTCTGAGTGTTCCTGTATACGCCAAAGGTGGAAGTGTTTCACTCAGTTCTGATGAATTGCAAGTGCCAAAAACAGAGCAGAAAAAAGACAAAAAAGAGAGTAAAAAGAAAAAGAACCAAGATATTACCGTAACACAAAGCGGTTGGACTATTCAGACAAGTGATTATGATAACGACCGATACGTTGCATATGGAGCTAAGGTTACTAACTCTAGTTCTAAAAAATATGGATATGTAACTTTAAATATTGTCGTAAAAGATGCTAACGGTAAAATATTAAAGAGCACTGATGATACATTTTCATCTATTGTTCCGGGAGATACTGTATTTTCGGCAGATAAAATTCACATTGGTCAATATGACCCTGCATCTGTCGAATTTTCTGTTTCATATGAAGATTCAGACTTTTTAGAGTCCGTTTCTGGCGACTCTGGAACGGATGCTTTTTCATTGTCAAACTTATCTGAAATGACAGACGAATACAGTTATACCACAATTACCGGTGAGATTGAAAGCGAAGCCCCTGATAGCTGCACTTCCGCTTGCATGACTGTTATTCTTAAACAAGGTGATGATATTGTCGGCGGTTTTTATGGTTATGTTGACGTGACAAGTGGCGAAACAACAGCTTTCGAAATCTCTGATTATGATCTACCAGAACATGATAACGTAGAAATTTCAGCACGTCCAGCATTTTAAAAAGTAATAAACAAGAGGGGCAATCGCCCCTCTTTCTCTTTGCCTGTCGTTCTCGCAGGCAGTCTCTTTATCCACACATCCTCCCGGACACAGAAACCATATTTTTCGAATTATGTCAAACTTTAATGCTTTACACTAACAATTTCAAGTGCTACACTTTGTTTGTGGGACAATAATACCACAAGCAAGAAGAAAAATGTGTGTACTGTCAAAATCATGGCGTATTTTGACAAATTGAGACTACGAAAGGAGGGTGCGCATATGAGAATAGCCATATGTGACGATAATCAGCTTGAAGTTGACTTGTTTAAAGAGCGCATATCGGGGTTCTTACGGCGCAAAGGAGATTATCGCTATGAAATCAGCGAGTATTCAGCAGGTTATCCGCTTGTTGAAGATGTGAAAGAGGGTAAATGGTACGATGTAATTGTACTGGATATGATTCTGGAAAATGAGAACGGTTTGGAGATTGCGAACCGGCTCCGGGATATTGGATATGATGGAAAGATTATCTTCTGGACAGCCGACGACTCTCATCTACAAGAAGCATTTGACGTCGGCGCTATGCAGTATGCGGTCAAGGGCAAGGAATATGGCAGAATATACCGGGCTATTGACGAGGTCCTGTCGCAGATGAGGGATGAAACATTGACGTTCAAATTCCGCAGGCAGATAAACCGGCTCAAATACGATGAAATTGAGTACGTCGAGAGTCAGGCAAGAGTTTGCCATATTTTTGCGACAGATAACCGCTGTTTCGTGACTACTTGCAAGCTGAATGATCTGGAAGAAAAGCTGTCTGATAAGCGATTCTTGCGCTGCCACCAGAGTTATCTGGTGAACATGGATCACATTCAGTCGGCAGGCGATAATTTCGTCATGGATTCTGGGGACATTGTCCAAATAAGACAGAATGGAGCAAAGGAAATTAAAGAAAAGTACGAAGAATACATAAGCTGACAGCGAAAATGACCGCCAACCCGGGAAGGAGTAATTGGCGGTCATTTTTAATGTCACACTTAAAAATAAAAGGGTTTTGCAATACGAACTACTATATCGAACATATTTATTATAGCATTATAAAAGTCATATTACAACTGTCATTTAGAAATATCTGTAATTCTAGTGAATGTTCCTTTTGGAATAAATTCAAAAACGAACCCATCATCGTTCGGATAAGGGATGCGGATGAAGTACCATTTCAACCCTGAACTGTCGGTTTCTGTGTACTTCATCACCTCTACAACTGCACCTTTTTTCAGTTTTGGAAACATCTTTGACGGGCTGTTTTTGTTTGATTTTGTATAACATTTTGTGCCCTTTTTAATCTGCGCAATGTAGGCTCTAGTGTTCTGTTTTTTGGCTGTATCTGAGTCTGAAACTGACGTTGTATTTTTAACTAAACTGTAATTTGGAGTGCAGAATTTTGTCCCCGGAAGATTACTGTTGTAGTAACTTTTCTGGCATACACCACCACCATTTGCGATAATTGTAGAGTCACCAGAAGTATTTCCTTCGACTGTCCAGAACCGATCTCCTGACACTTTTATTACGATTCCAGTATGCGTAAATTCTCCGTTTCTGTAGAAAATAACAATGTCTCCGACTTTTGGATTGCTGTTCAAAGTAAACAAATCCGCCATTGTCGGGCAGTAAACGTATGGCCAGTGTTTCAAAAGTTTCTTCGCTGTGTCTAAGCCGAATGCTTTCATCATGCACCATGAAACGAATGCAGCGCACCATGGCTGCCCCTGATAAGATGGTTTTATATCTCTCCAATATTTTGTGTAATTGTTTTCTCCGGCATTTGCTGTCTTACTATCAAGCTGACTATTGCTTGCCTTTTCAAGATATCCGGTTTCATTCTTTGCGATCTGGATTAATTTATTAATTGCGTTCATATCTGTCTCCTCACTTTCTGGAAAATATGTTTTTAGTGCGTCATAAACAAAATTCTGTCTGTCCTTATATGCTCCCACTTGATTTCCTGTGTCCGTCTGGCAGGCCACATATAGGCCGTCCAATGTGTATGGTTTCTGGGTCTTTGCCAAAATCCTCGTCACTGCTCCCTGTCCGCCTTGATGCCTAAAGTTCACACACATAGCTTGCGCTCTAGCGTCCGTAACGCCCTGCTTAAAGGCTTCATCTGCGTAGATGGCTAATTGTTCATCCATAAGGCTATCTTGGCATTTAACGCCCAAATCGGACGAAATAAGGGCAACTATAGTGTCGGCAAGTTGTGATATTCTGGAAATATTGAAGCATTCCCAATTAGCGGTCTGAACTTGTTCCAAAAGTCTGACTTCGTCTATCTTCTCCCACTGTTCCGGGTCGGCATCGTAAATTCGTTCCAAAAGTGCCTTGGCTTCGGTTCCGTACCACGCTCCTGCACCGATTGTAATTGCGTGTTCATCTGAGTTATTCGTATAGGCTTCCGTGAAGTCCGAATAATCCTGTTGTCCGTAAACCTGTCCACCGGTTTCGACTGCATAAATAATCTTCCTGAGAACTGTTTTCTGTTCGTTTGTCATATCACGTTGCTCCTTTCTGTTAAACACACCTTGTAAGCTCCGTATTTGCCCCTAAAATCAATTTTTATATGTTATTCGAGGATTTTATCGAATCGCACATAAAATCGCTATATGAGTCAAATACAAGGTTACTAATGGAAATGGTTTGCTTTGGGCTGAAACGAACTAAGAATGTCATGGTCGAATAGCGCTTATTCGACGATTAATATATATCTCGTATATATATTAATTATATTCTTATTCTATTTCTTATTCTATTGCGTTACATTGCGTTACTGGTAACGTTATTGTAACGTTACATTGAGATATTATGTAAACGAAAATTGCTCGTTGACAGAATACTTATTTCTGAATTTTATTATTTTCTCAGATGATTGATTTATTCTGAAAACAAATAAAATTTACGTTTACAAATTATTCATTTTTTATTTTTAATATAGTTACATTTTAGTACGTTCGGGACTGAAATTTTGAGGTTATTTGGGCAAATAAGGGCTTATTTCGGTTTTTCTGGAAAATGCGCTCTTATTTGCAGTTTTGGGGTTCTTATTTGATGAAATTAGTGCTTATTGTACTAAATGTATCTATTCTTCAAGCATATATTTAAGAACATCTTCTGCCGATTTGAATGCACCGCTTCCTGATGTATATATTGTTGCAGGAAAGGCGGTAGCTGAAGGACCAGGTCCATAATTCAAAGGTCGTGGTGGAGTCTCAAATGTTCCATCACTATATGAGGTACCAACACCAAATATATTCCCGTTCCCTTTCGCACTATTATAACTCATTTCCCAACTAATGGTTTCGTCAAGAAGCTCTCCTTTCATATTTCTCATTCTTAACGTGTACAATACATTTTTCTGGCTAATATACTGCAACGTACTGTTAGGAACCCTTTTTGCTTTAAACATAATACATGCCGATTCATAATATGAACCGCCAGGCCTCGTAGGGCTTTCTTGTTTGACATATATTCCGGCTTTTTCGATATCTGTGAAATATATTTTTCCATCTTCGGTCTGATTACGAACAGAAATTTCACATTCACAAGGATATTGAGTGCCGTCATAGTCGACATGTGTCCACACTGTTCTTACAGCACAAATTTCTTTCATTGGGGGTATCCCGGACTTTTCCCATAGTAAAATATCACCGCCATAAATCTTCGTTGTGTCCTTTCCTTTGACAGGAAACCCAGTGATTTCCTGTCTGTTCAAAAATGCCTTATATATCATCCTATCATTTCTCCTCGAATGTGAAATACAATGTATCTGACCGGTCAGTTCCTGCGGCTACAAGAGCGTCATAATCGGCTTTTTTGATTCGCTTTATGCACCTTAATTGTGCCTTTTTTAATTGCCCGGAAGTACTACCAGAATTGCCAGAACCGTCCGTAAAATCATCAATCATTGCCGGTGAAAATTCAGAATCCGAACCGTCCGTAAATTCTGCATAACTGATTGTCGGCATTTCTGATCGGGTGCGGTTGACGGTTGCGGATATCTCAGGCGTGTCTTTTCCAAGTTGTCGGCTGTTGCTGTTGAACGGTGCATTATTAGCAGAATAGGTGTCAATCATGTCTGTAGCGCCGATTTTGAGCGTCCTGCTCATGATGTATGAATGAACGTACCATTGCAGTTCTGTAGGCTCCTGATCGTCGTGCTGAATCTGCTTCTTATAGTAGAGTTCGACTGCCTGTCCAACCATGTTTAACGGGTTTCCCTGAACCTCGGCAGTATATCCCTGTGCACGGTAATATTTCCGCAAATCTTGATTTACGAATACGCCATAGCAAATCTTCATAATTGGTTCAGCCCTTGAAATACCGCCATATTCGTCTGCATCCCAAACGTAATTTAGCCAGTCTTCATTTCCTACAAAGAAACTATTTCTGTTGTAATAAACGTTGTTATCATACGCTTCTTGCGCTGTATAGTCGCCTTGTGTAAAGCCAAAGGCTCTATTCGGGTCGGGGTCACAAAATATAATATTCGGGAACCAGATTCTGCCCTCTTTTGCGGTAAAACTTTTAAATGTATCGAGGTGAATTTCTTCGTTGTTGTAGTATTTATAAATGTTCTGATTACCGGTGGTCTGCCCGTATCTGTAACTGTTCTGGCGAAGTTTCAGATACTCAAACTTGCCATCCCTGTTCATCCATCCAAAACGGTCATTCTGCAAGCATAAATCTTTCAGAATATTTACTACGTTCATTTCATTTGAGTTATTTGTATCAGGGACATAGGTGTCGTCCCAATGTAACTTTGTACTGACCTGTTCAAGCCCTAAAAACTCAAATAATTTATCTCTGAATTGCTTTTGGGTCAGCTTTTTCTTCTTATCAGTCGTCTGGTTTTTATACCATCGAGCAATGTCAGTATTTCGTAATTTATACAGATAATCGTATGCGATAAAATTACGCGTCAGGGAATTTGCTTTCCGCTCCGCACTGTCGATTTCGCCTGTGAAGATTTTGATTTTTGTTCCTTTTCTCTCGATGTAAACTTCGATTTTTCCAGACGGATAAAATTCTTCCGAAGTACCATTAAACTGATCGTGGTGAGCCTGAAACGTTATCTGATTACAGACACAGCCGCCGAAAATGAAATAGCTTTCAGAACAAATAGACTCCTGCAAAGTAAGTGTATTCTGGTCGATATTTTCGTTTGTAAGGTCAGCAAATTCGCCGTTAATCCAGTGTACTGTAACATTGATTGGTTCAGTTTTTTCTTCTTCAACTTCGCCAGAACCACCACTTGAGCTATCATCAAATGGGTTTTTTCCGTCGTTCGTGACTTTAATTTGAAAACTGTCGGAACCAACAAATTTGGAAGTTCCGTTGACTGTGGCATTATAAGAAACTGTGATGGTCTTAGAACCTGCGGTAGAACTATCGAAGCCAGAAATATCATAATCTGTAATTTCTTTCTCGGTTCCATCCTGTCTTACTTCTGCAACGGTAAGACCCGATGGGTCGAATGCTTCTCCGATTTTGTAATAAACCTTGGATGGAAAACTTGTGATTCTTATTCCGGAAAGATCGTATACGGTTACTTTAAAAGTATCGGTATGTGTTTTGTAGGTTACTGTGATTGTTTTTTCGCCAACAGAAGAACTATCAAATCCAGATATTTCAAATCCGCTTGTCTTTGTTTCTGATGTGCCATCAGTATATTTAACAAGGATTGACAATCCAGTTGCGTCGAATACATCTCCTTTCGGATATTCGGTTTTTACAGGCATAGTTTTTACTTCGATTCCAGAAATGTCTACCACAAGAATACTGAAATCCACGGTCTTTTCATCGAATGTAACCGTTACAGTTTTATTTCCGTATACTGACATATCCGGGCTTGATAAGGTATATCCTGTTACTTGTTCTGACGTATTATCGTTGTAGTATGCAGCAATTACAAGTCCTGCGCTGTCAAAAGTTTCGCCTACGAAATATCTGGCTTTGGTTGGCATATGAGTAACTTCAAGTCTGGTTGCCCGAATTAACCATGTGATTGTGCCAGATGCTCCCCACGGTGAACCAGAGATTTCATTTGTTTTTTTGTTCAGTGTGATATTTGTTGTAACAGGCGTGTTAAAAGCATTTTCCCAAATGACCGTAACGCTTGCAGGAATAGACACGTTTGTAAGTTGTGTTCCGCGAAACGCCTGAGCGCCAATAGTTTGAACGCCGTCAGGAATTACCAGATTTTTAAGTGAAGTATTGTAAAACGCATTATCTCCAATGTTTATAACACTTGCAGGAATAGTAATTTCCGTGATTTTCCCACAGTTCGCAAAACACGATGTTGGTATTACTGTTATTCCGTCTTCAATGGTAACTGTTTTTAAAGTACTAGAACATGGTGTAAAATGTGATGTTCCGGTAAATTTAACCGTGCTTTTTAGCGTAAGATTTTCGAGCGCAGAAAGCAATTTCGTTCCATTTGTTCCGTCAATAGTTCCGCCGCGAATTATCAAATTCTTGCAATTTGGAATAAAAATACCGGATGAATTGAATATGGAATCTGCATTTCCGATTTCAACATTATCTATTGTCGCCCCTGAAAAAGCACCGGATGATAACGAAGTCAACGACGTTGGAAAAACAATGTTTTTTAATTTTGGACACTCATTGAATGTGCCGCCCTCAATTGTTTGTAAGCCATCATGAAAAAGTAGTTCTGTTAGATTAGGACAAGAGTAAAACACGCCTCCTAGAATCGTTTTAATTGATGACGGAAATTCAAGTTTAGTTCCTAAAAATATTGAAAAATTTCCACGTTCGATTTCTGCGATCGTGTTTGAAAAAACAATGCTTTCCAATTTTTTGAATGAGGAACTAAATCCGCTCCTAATGCCAGTGATTCCGTCTCCAAAAACCATTTTTGTACATCTTTTATATAAGCTGTCAGGGATAGAAATGTCGGATTTCTCTAAACTATCAGATAAACTATATGTGAATTTTCCAGTTCCAGATATGGTTAAAGTATTTGCATCAATGTCGAATTCAGCTGTCACATCTTCGTAATTCGGAGAACCGATATGTATCAAAAGAGAACTGTATACTGTGACATTTGACGTAATTGCCACGCCAAAATATTCTACATTAATAGGAATTACACCGGCTTCCAAAAGCGCCTTATTTTCAATTGTGTATCCGCTTGTCACTTCCTCTGAGCCGTCTGAGTATTCTACAGTTATATAATATACCTTAAGATCTAATGCATCACCGACAAAATAATATTTGCCTTGACAAAATATGTCCGAGATTCTTTCTGGTTGCATAATAGTAACTTCAAATGTACAAGTGAAACTGCCATAATGAACTGTAATTTCACATTGCTTTGGAGAACTACTGTCAAAACCAGAATATGTACAATCTTTTGTGACATCTATAGTGTTTCCGTCACTTGCCGTTGCCGTAACCACAATGCCTGTAGAATCAAATTCTTTTCCTATGTGATAATTTACCTTGCTTGGCATAGTCGTTACTGATATGGTGGTAATAGAAGCTTCTGAGACGGTAATCTCAAACGTTGTGGTTTTGCCAGATACAGTAACGGTTATGGTCTTTGTACCTGCGGAACTGCTGTCAAATCCTGATAATTCATAATTGGTGATGGTTTCTGATGTTCCATCATTGTATGTTTGAGACACTGCAAGGCCTGTGCTGTCAAATAATTCGCCCTGATAGTACGTGGTCTTATCTGGCATTTTTGACACAGTAATTCCAGTGACATATTTGTCAACAAACTTCTCATAGCTGACTTTCTGTGATACACCTGCGTTCTTTACCAGAATTGAAACCGGAACCGTAGAAGATACGGAAAGAGTTAGGGTTGTTGTGGCTTTACCGTCGGTGATTGACGATGTACCAGTGTATGAACTGCTTGTAGGTCTCTGAACGACATTGATAAATAATGTCTGTCCTTCTATCAAGAATACTTCGTATTTCAGCGCATATGATGAAGATGTACTTGAATAATATACATATCCTTCAACCCTGATTTTGAGGAATCTTTTTCCCGACGTAAGTGTTCCTTCCTGCCGGTACACATAATAAACCGCACCATCCCTGCGCCAGATTTTGAGTTGTTCGGCTTTTTGCCCAAATCCAATGAAATTGTTCCCTGAAACGTATATGGTGCTTGCAGTCTTGCCCGCATAAGTAAACCAATCAACGCCTGTGACGTTAACTACATCATCGTCGTGTTTCGTGTTGTTAACAACAGCAGTCATTCCGGCCGTCGTATTCAATAAGCTGTCAAAAGATACTGTATTTGCCATAATCATCCTCCCGTCTATAAAATAAAAGAGCACATGAGCTGTGACACCCATGCACTCTGGTTGTTAGTATTCGATCAGTGCAATTCTGATTTTATTGTACAAAATGTTATTTCCTACAACTCTGATAGGTTTATACTCAATATCAGGCATATAAAAAACACCTGTTTTGTAGGTGTTTTCTTCATCGTCCCAGTATGTAACTTTGTATTTCCGCTGTGCCTTATTGACTAAGCCTGCTTTGAAAACAGACTGCATCTCAATTTTATCTGGTAACCACATAGGGCGCGTGTTGAAGTCTATTTTAGTCTTAAAATTCGGGCTTGTGTCCCTATGCAAGAGATTGTTCAAGTCCCTGTATGCTTCTATCTCTGTTCGCTGATTCGGGGTTGCGGAATAATCATCGTAGGCTAAGAATTTGTTCGAGAGAACACTTCCCCCGAACTTTAAAAAATAACCTTGGAAACTACTTCCCGCAATAAAGTCACTCATTCTATCACCTACCCTTCAAATATTCCGTAGCCATTACGGTTTCTGAACTGCTGATTTTCTTCTTTCAGATATCCAATCAGATGTCCGTCTGCATAGATTGCCATGCCGTTCAGGGCGCTTTTGACCGCCTGCCCGATCATCTGGTTGTTGTCGAACGTGTTACTGCTGATTGCCATGATTTCCTTTCGAATATCATCCACAAAATCATCTGTATCAACTGACATTCTGCTCTTTACTTCCTGATAGGATGCACTCTTTGTGATAATGTCTGCGGTTGGTGTATTAATTTTTTGCACTTCGGCGCTTATATCATTGATGGTGGATTCAACTTTCGGAAGCATATTCTGCATACCGAGTTGGAATCCCTCAACGGTAAATCCACCGAGTTCCATCATTACCTGCGACGGGCTATGAATCTTAAGAACTTTGCGGAACGTATTTGATATATTTTGTGCGATTTTTTGCACATTTGCATAAAGCTGTTGTGCCGCGCCTACAATTCCATTATTTAAGCCAATAATAGAGTTCCAACCGATATTATACAGGTTTCCAATGGAATTGCTGATTCTGCTTCGGATTCTTCCGAACCATGTGAACGACGCAGAAAAGCCCGGCTCTAATCCGTTTCGGAATCCTTGACCGCAGTACTCTGCAAGCTGCTTGAACCATCTGGACGGAGAATGGGAGTCTACTGCTTCCTGTGCAGGGGCTTTTACGCTGTTATTCATTAGATCAAGAATCGAAGTCTTTGTGCTTTCTTTCTTCCCGTTAATTCCAGTCTGTAATCCCTCTGCAATGTTGCTTCCAAGGGTTTTGCCGCTTGATTTCGCAGTTTCTTCTGCACCTTTCGCAGATGATTGAATTGTTGAGTTAAGCTTTTCAGTGACTTTACTGCCGTTTTGCTCAATCCCACTACCTACGGCAAGAATCTGATTCTTTCCGAGTTCTGTGACTAATTCAAAACCAGAATTGTTATCCAGAACGCCGTTGATTGCCCCCTGTAAAGTTGAATCCATTGTACTTTGTAGAGTGCTTTCATAATCAGAAATACCTTTTCCAAACTGCACCATCTGTCCGTTTGCTAAAGTATAGTAGCCGTTATCATCCGGTTCTAATCCCTTTGAAATTTCCTGATAAATCTGTAATGCTTTTTCTCCGAGAATCTGTTTTCCATTTTCCCAGATGCCGCCCATCTCATCAATTGCGTTTGCCGTATCTGTTACCAGAGTTGCAAAGTCAACGGTCTGGATAAGCGTCTGGAATCCTGTAAGCTGTTCTGAGATATCCTCAAACGACACATTGTTAATCCGATCAGCCATATTTGAAAACTGATTAGAGGATGTTTCCGCTGTATCTCCAAGGTCTTTGACTGGTTTGTTTACTCCTGCTATCGCATTCTCGAAGTCCTCTGATGAAACTCCAAGATTATTGAGTTTGAGTTCAAGTTCAAACAACGCCTGTTCTGTGCTATATCCGTTATCTTTCAATTCGGAAAGGAATGTTAATAAAGGATATGCTTGTTCGCCTGAAATCTGGCTTGCGTGAACCAAACCTAGAATAGCATCTTCATATTCCTGAAATACCTTTAAATCATCCTCTGTAAGTTTATTACCGACTCCGAATATATCTTTCATCCATTCGTTGATAGCACCGGTAAAATCTCCTTTTTGATATCCGAATACATTATCTTCCAAAAACTCTCCAAAAGTTTTATCTTCGCCGCCGAACAGATTAACACTTATCCACTTTCCGAGGTTGAAACCTGCCATTGCAGTTCCTAAGACAACCATGCTGTCTGCGAATCCTGCCGCAAGCGTAGAACCAAGTCCAGAGCCAAAGAATGTCTGCAATGCACCACTGGCTGTGGAAAGAACCGTTCCTAACCCACCGAAGATTGTTCTGAGTGCGCTGATAGAACTGACTACATTGTATATATTTCGGGCAAACTTAATGCTTCCCCTTATAATAAAAAACCGTGCTAGAGCTTCGCCAAGAGCTTCTATCTGCTTATCGTCAAGCTTTCCTAAGGCTTTTGCGAAAGCATCTAAGACGCTTACTAATGTATTAATCAGTGGGGCACCAATATCGTTCAGCATTATATCGAAAAAGCTGATAAATCCATCTGCGAATCCTTCAGCAAATGGCTGGAATACATCCCATACATCGCCGATTGTTTTTATTAACGAATCCCAATCAATGTTTTTGATGAAATTCACAATTACGTCTTTGAGATTCCCGATTCTTGTCCATAACCCGTCCCAATCAACATCAATTACTCCAAATTTATCAAGTGCAGCAACGGTAAGGCCTAATCCTACCGCTATCGAAGCATATGGATGCGTTGCTAACATGGTGATTCCTTTGCCTATCGCTCCATCTTTACCGAAAATACTTCCAAACCATGTAAGCCCTTTAAATGCTACAAAAGCTGTCAGGAGCTGTCCGAGGAAATATCCGATAGACTGTGCTTGCTTCGGTGAGAATGCTGCGATAAACTCTTTGAACCTGTCAATCAGATCAGGAAGTTTATTAACTCCATCTGCCGCCTTGTCAAAGAAATCATCGAAGAAATCAAGTAAGCCAGTTCCGACATTCTCAGCAAATGGCTCTAATACACCCCATAACTGTACAAGGGAAGCATTGATTTTGTCCCAGTTGATTTTCACAAGAAAATCGTTAAAAGCATTGATTAGTCGTGGTAATCCTTTTTCCCCAAGCGTCCACTTGCCAAGCGGAACTAAAAAATGATTCCAGAAATCTTTTAATGCTGTCCATGTGAAATCTCTGAGCTGCTTCAATCCATTGTTCCAAAGATTTTTCAATGCTTTTGTGGTAGGTTCTGCGGCTTTTGCAAGTTTCTTAAATGTGTCTGTGAACTTATTAGCGAACGCCATAGCCTTGTTTTCCATGGAGTTGTAGGCAGCATCCCATTTCTTCTGGTATTCGTTCAAAAGTTTATCCAGTGCATCGTTGAGGATTCCTGCATCAATTGCAGATGTGTCAATTTTTGGCGTTTTAATTTTAGAATTTGCAAGGTCTGACAGAGAACTATCGTCTTTGCTCATAATTTCAAGTTCATCATAGGATGCGAGGAACTGTTTTAATTTTTTTGCGCTCTTGGTTGCATTTTTCAGATTATTGTCTGTATCTTTTGTAGCATCATTTACGTCCGAAATTCCAGAATCGTCTATGGAATCAAGTGCATTCGAGAGATTTTCACTTCCACCACCGATAGAACCGAACATTTTTCCGATTTTGGTATCAACTCCAAGAAGCGAACCAATGTATGTCAAAAGTCTCTGGAATGCGATCACAAGACCATTGATGTATGGAAGCACTGCCGCAACTACAGGCATAAAGATGTTACCTAATGCTCTGGCACAGGATACTAAGTTTGCACGAAGTATACGTAACTGGTTGGCTGGCATATTTATCGTATTTGCCATATCCGCCCATGCGTACCGGGTGGAATCCAGTATTACTATCGTTCTCAGCATTGCCTTACTTGCCTGGTCCATATTAGAAACAGACGTTTGTATACCAAGATTTGCCGCATATTGCTGTAAGTTTGCCACACGAATGTTTGCACCATATTTGTCTACAGCACGGCTCATACCTACTAATCCAGAGGATAAGTTCTCATAAACTGTGCTAAAATCAAGATTCTTAACAGATGCAAGGTCAGCACCGATCATAGTCAGTGCATTCGACAGTTTTAATGCCTGTTCAGAAGTTGTTCCCATGGAGGACGACAACTGTGCAAACTGGCCTTGATAATTCAAGAGCATGGACGGGTCCATACCGAGTGATTTACCTGATTTATTTGCGGTCAAAATCGCATTATCGGAAACATCGAACCCAGACATTTTGGATGTAAGTTCTCTAGCTCTATTACTAAATGAATTTGCATAAGCTTCCGCAGAATCATAGCCTGCCTCTGACCAAGTTTCTCCTGCTTTATCTGCTACCTGACGAAACGCCGCTTGAAAGTAGTTGTAATCTTCGAGAAAATTCATGGAACTTTCAATTGCGCTTCCAAATTTTCCAACAACAAATTTCAACGTCCAGAATTTTGCCACCAGAGACATGATGCTAGGCAAACTTTTCTTTGCCTTGCTTCCTACACTTCCAACGGCGTTTGCAAGTTTTCTGACCTTTCCTGTCGAAGTGGCCGCACCCTGTCCCAATCCTGAAAATGCACTTGCAGTAGACCTTGCCGCTCTACCGGCATTCGCCCCAGAATTTGCCAACTGAGCAACAGCCTGAGTCATTTGAATTGTACTGCTACTGATTCTAGGAGCGGTACTCATCGTCTGGAAGAATGATTTTAGGCTATTTGCCAGATCATTAAGCTGAGTTGCTGTCTTTCCGGTTTTATCTCCTGCATTTGCCAACTGAGATATTGACTGAACAAATGTATTAATTGGCTGAGAAATATTACCTATTCCAGAGAATGAAACTATGATTTTTCTAAGTTCTTCACCAAGATTTGGAAGTTTTGATGTAACTGCATCAATAGAGCTGCCTGCATTCGCCAATCTTGCCAACGAAGAAATAAACCGGTTCACGTTGTTTGATACGTCTGGAATACTGCCAAGCGTGGATAGCTCAGAAATCATGCTCTGAATCTTTCCAGACACATCACCTGTGGAATTTAATGTTTCGTTCAATCTGCGGATTGCATTTACGAATGAGTTTAATCCGTTGTTTCTCAAGTTCAGGCTACCGAGCGCACTCATGGACTGCGTAAACTGTTGCAATTGACTGTTTATCGTTGATAAATCAAGCCTGTCCAATTTAAGTGCTTGAACAGCAGAGTTGACCGTACCGACGGAAGCTGAAAAGTCTCTGAGATACTTGATGCTCTCAGACATACGACTGCTCAGGCGATTCAGTTTATTGCATAAATCATCAATGGATTTACTTGCATTTGATACGTTACTGCTGACCTCTATCGCAAGGCTATCTATTGTGTTGTCAGGCATATAAGCACCTCCTTTATTTCAAAAAAAATAAAGGGCAAGCAAGACTACTATTCATCCTGCTTGCCCTTTTCATTACCTATTTCAGATATATTTGCATTTGCCTGCCTGATAAGAAGTTCGTAGTAACGTTCTTCTTGTCTTAGTTCTGCTTCTGATTTCTTTGGCATATCTGGATTGTGTTCAACCCAATTATTCTGTTTTTCCTGCGTAATTGGTTTGCTCGGATAGCTAACCTTTCTCGGGAACAATGTACACAAAACACTTGTTTTCACGTACAATCCGGTCAGCCACGACTGATAGTCCATGTTTATCAACTGCGACTGAATTTCTTCGTTCTTTAAGATTCCATATTGTTCTATACGGATTCTCAGGTCCTTAAGAGTGCTCCTAAGAAATTCTTTTTTTGACATCCCAATGCGCACAGCCATTGGATATAATTCATCCCAGATTATTTCACTGTAGCTTTTTTCAGGTGATCTGTTGGCTTCTTCGGCGCTTTCTTCGCTTTCACAGAGTCCATTGCCGCATTCATGTTGTCCATGAAGGTTTCCAGACCGGTTAACTTGAAAAAACCATCTTCCTCCATCTGTTCAATGCACATGGCGAAAAGGCCATAGAAGTTACCCTGCTCATCATCTTTATGTTCGGTCATATACTGTGTTGCAAGTTTTTTGGCGGTATCTAAGTCCGGGACAGTGCCATCACCGTCAGAATGGTTGCCGTGATATTGAAGTAATCCGGCATAGAACGCATTGAGTGCAGTATTTGGAATACTACTCATTCCAGAAACCATTTCCTTAAGACTCCTGTCCGTTCCACCGCTTGTGGAAACCAGCATATTCATTACGGATTTCACACAATCATCAAACAGTGATGCTTCAATTCCATATTCAAGTTTGTAGTCTTTGCCGCCGATTTTTAAAACTTTATACATATTATTTGTCCTCCCAAATGTGTTTAAAGGCCGCTGTCAGTTGGAACTACTGCTTCACTCGGTCCGACATATTCATTGATAGTAAGAGACATTTCAACGGTTAACAGACCGTTCTGATCTCTTGCCGGTTTAGGAATGATTGTCGGTGGCTCGATTTTTGTGAAGAATGCTTTCTTAAGAGACGGGAAATATTCTTCATACCACATAGATTTTCCATCTGTTTTTCCTGTTTTATATTCGCTGATTAAGGTTTCCCATTCAGTGATAGTTTCATCAGTTACATTCACAGTTACGTTGAATGTACCACCTGTAGAACCACGTCCTGCAATAGTTCTTTCGACTTCATCTTCAAGTGCGGAAGCGTCGATTGTCTCCACGTCAATTTTGATTTCATCAGAAGCATTGATTCTGTGAAGAAGTTTAAATGTTGTCGGTTTAGTACCTGCTGTTGTTTCGACTGCATATCCAGTAAGCGAACCAACGGTACTTACGCCTGCTATATTTCCTTTTTCTGCCATATTCGGCTCCTTTCTGCTTTTCAGCTATAAAATCACAATAAAAAAGAGCCACATGGCTCTGATGCGTAACCCTGCATCCGGGAGATAAAAGGATCACCGTCCTTTCTATTCATCTGTGCCTGTTTTCAGTTCTGGAAGCCCTGCTACAGATGTAAGCAAGGATAAAACGCCGGAAAGAACGGACGCAGATACGACCATCTTCCAGTCAACGCTTCCAAGGACTGTCGCGGTTCCGATTGTCGCAACTGCTGTCTGAGCAATTGTCTTAACAGCTCTGATTCCTGCAGCTTTCAGCCATTGTAATTTATCTTTACTCATAGGACACTCTCCTTTCTTTTTTGGTATAAAAAAATAGAAGCTGTTACGCTTCCAATAATTGCCCGGTGTAAATTCTACTGTACCGGCTTATGATTCGTTTGAAACTCTTTTCGGAATTTGCGACTTCTTCCGGTCCGTATGTCCGGCGAAAGCCCATCGAAACCATAGCCTGATGACTTTTGCTGTCGATTTCGTATGCAGTCGATAAAGCCTTTGTCCCAGATGCGTAACTTTCCGTTTGAAACGAAAGAACTGTTGCGCATTCGTGACCTTCGAGACTTGTTGACTGCGTAGGATTCCCCATCATGAACAATCTGGCGTATTTCGTTTTACCAGATGCTATTGTCTGGCTTTTTTCCATGGAAAAATTGCCTTTGCCGACTGTTGGTTGAATATCTTTACTCCACCTAGAAAATACTTCTGATACTGGGTTGTTAATCGTGTCTGGCATTTTATATCACCCCGCCTGTTCTAGCATATTCTGAGACTGGTCTTAAGGAAATCTCTTATTTGAGAATATCCCCATCCGCAGTCAATCAAGCCACTAACAAGCATTTCCTTTGACTGGACAGCTTTTAGCTCTTCTTCTGTCAAGAAATCTCTCAGATTATCTTTTGTAGACAGTCCCTTTTCCTCTCGAAGCTGTTTTGCGGTTCTTCCAAATAAAGTTCGGTACACCATATCCGTATACGTTGAATACGCATGACCATGCATTCTCTCGTTTTCCTGTGATTCTTTAAGCGCATTGGTCAATGCCTGTCTTACTGCAATGCCTTTGTCTCGTTCTCTGATTTTTCCCAAAAGAACTTTTTCCATTGCATTGAATTGGCGAATGTATCCTTCTTTGAACTTCATGGCTTTTTCGCCAGTGTATCCCATAACAAGAAGCGTAAATCCATCTCTCGTCATGCAGTACATAGGTTGTTTTTTATTCTGGATGCTTGTGTATGAGGAAAGCACGAAATTGTGCTGTCCGAATTCTTCACTGCATCCTAAATTTCTAATGTCCTGCAATACTCTTTTATGTTCTTTTTCAAAAGTTTCTGCGACATCTAGGCTTGTGACAATGCTCGTTTCTACTTTTTTGATAATCATTGTTTCTACTAACATGCTTACATTCTCCTTTTCTATGTTTTTTTGCATGAAAAAAGCACCCACCACTCAGGTAGATGCTTTTATATGTTATAGTATATCAAAGACAGAGGTATTATTCAGTATTATCAGGTATTAACTTTCATGATGCAAACACTTCTTTTGCAATTTTTCTAATACTCTGCATGATTTCTACGCTTGCCTTATAAACTGGCATGGTGGCTTCAGTACCATAAGAGCGTACCCATTCGCCAGAATCGGAATAATAAACCCACGATTCATTCTTTCCGTTCCCTTGCCCGTATGAACCGATTGTATATCCAAATTCCTGTCCTTTTGGATGTGGGCTGGTTCCCGCCGGAGTGTTGTAGTGAATGCCCGACCCGAACTCAATGAACAAAAGGTCAGAGCCTTCGCACACAAGCGTCGCCTGAGAATAACCACCAAAGTTATTGATTCTGATATAGGTGTTATGATTTTTTTCAGAATCGCCTTGCGCCAATGCTATGTTTTCATCTATGACCGGGATTCCAAGTTCTGTCAGCCTGCGGACAAATTCCTCATTCTTGCTTGCAAGCGACTTCTGATACACTCTGAGCTGCTTTATTGTGTCCTGTATAGATTTATGCGACAATTCCATTTTGATAGTCTTATTCGCCATCTGAGCCATCTCCTGTGTACTTAATACCGTATCGTGCCACATTGCCTTTCTGGGTATCAAGAATCTTTTTTAGGCGGTAATCTGGTGGGACTGCAGGCTCTCCATCTTCACCTAAAACAAGTTCTCCTGCGTCGGTCAGTTCTGGTTTGCGGTCAATCCAGAATACATCGGCAGTCTGTGGCTTGAAGTTGCGGTCGAAGTTTGTGATATACCTGTCATAATCCGGGATATAACCGGCGGATAATTCCTCTGGCGTTCCGGCAGTCGCAGATACGGAGAGGTGATGTAATTCTGGCTTTTGGTACGTTTTGATTGTGTCTATCCCGTCAAGGTATTCAGTTACCCTTGACCAATACACTGTCTGTTTTTGACGTTTCAATCCTCTCATAGCGTTTTCTCCCTTCAAAAAGAGTCTTTTTATTTTAATCTTATATTGCATATTTCATATGAGACACTTTTACATCTTCATTAGATACCTTTGCATAGATCATTGTCGTGTTAATGTTGACATGTCCAAGAATCTTCTGCACCTCAGTAATCGGCGTACCTCTTTGAAGCATAAGAGTCGCAAGAGTATGCCTAAATAGATGTGGTGTCAGAGGTCTATCCAGTTCTGACCGCTCACCGATTATTCGTACAATTCTTTCAATTGCTTCTTTCTTGAGTACTTTATGTGGCTTTCTTTCGCTTACAAAAAGATATTCCGACTCATTATCTCTAATTGCGAAGTATTGTTTTAAAAGTAATTTACACCGGGCATTTAGGTATGTTGTTCTATGCTTATTGCCTTTCCCCAAAACAACTACTTCGCCTTTGTAAAAGTCTATATCTGTTTTCTTTACACCACATACTTCTGTAACCCTAGTTCCAGTACTGTACAAAAATTCAACTAATGCTCTTTCACGTACGGTTTCGCACGCTTGCCTGATTCTCTCTAATTCCATATCTGTCAGAGGTTGCTTTTCGATACGCTCATATTTGATATTTTTGATAACTCTACATGGGTTCTTGCCTATATATCCTTCGTTTGCAGCCCACTCGAAGAAAGCGTGTATGGCAGTTCTTCTACTATCAAGTGTTCGATTACTCAATCCTCTGCTTTCCTGAGCGTTATACAGATATACACGAATGTCATTTGCAGTAATGTCTTCAGCTTTTTTATTGACTGTGAAAAAGAAATCATCCAGATAAAGATTGTAGAGTTCGAGCGTCTTTTTACTCAAACCCTCGATTTTTCTACTTACAATGTAAGTTTTGTAGAAATCTGGCAAATATCCAGTATACTTTACAACTGCTGTTTCTCTCGGCTCAATGTCAAAATTATTCACATACAAAGACAATTTGTTTCTGACTGTTTCAAGATATTCTTCTGGAATTTCTTCATACAACTTGGCCATAAACCCATTCACGAATTTATCTCTCATAAAAAATACCCTCCTTTTGGGTTCACAAAGGGAGAGTACCATGTTATAATAATACTGTACCCTTTGTGGTGTTGGAGTTAGGTTTTTTTGATTGGTAGTCGGGAACCTAGCTCCTTTTTATTATGCTTTTTTGATTGTTATTTTCTCTTCATCATATTCGAGAATTACTTTTCTGTCTTCTTTGGTAATACCTATCATCCGAACTGCTTCTGACGGAAGTGATATTTTATAGTTGACAGATTCTTTTCCTGCGTTTCCACCAGCCTTGTTAATCATGATATTTCTTTCTACTTTTATTGAACTCACCTCCATATAATGAATTTATACTCATTATATATCATTGGTGTCCAACAGCCAATAATTAACTTTGCACTGATTAACTAAAGCCCTCTTTAGTTAATTAGTTTCCGCTTTCGGTTCTTCTTCATTATTAATATCCATCAGCTCATTATACTGTTCCTCAGTAATCCTGCCCGTTGCGAAGAAAATATCAATCTTATTTTTTAAATCATCTGTAAATCCGTTTCTTTCTTTAAGTTTCAGTAATGTTCTATATAACATAATCACACCTCCAATTCCGTTAATGCTACTGCATATTCGCTGTTTACATAGGCTTCTGCGCTCTGCATGTCCATGTCGTAGATATAGTCACGGTTATCGTTAAGTTGCTTTTTGACATAATTCCACCCATTAGCCATGCTTATTGGGTAATTAAATACTGTATATCCGTCAAGCTGGTCTGAGGATACCTCTATATTTGTTACTGGATAATTTGTGGAAAGGGCTTTAAATGCGGATATTTCTTCTCGTGTTAGGTCTATTTCTTCTGGCGTGTCTAACGCAAAAAGAACATTTAACGGTTTTCCATTAGAATCTAGCCTAGCCAAAAAACTCTTAAATTCCGCTAAGGATGCAATACTGGTTATGCGCACATCTAATGATCTAGTATATACGGCAAAACAATTGTCTCCTTTCTTAATATCAGCACCAATAGATCTTAAATAATTTGAAATTCCAATCGCACTTTTTATTTTTTTGTTAATTTCCAAATAAAATCTTTTTTTAGAATCATCAGTTGCATCAGAATAATCCCATCCTTCATTTCCAGTAAATGTTTTTACAAGTACATTCCTCACCAGTTTTCCCCGTTCCACATCCACATAATCCGCAATATACTGCTGACCATCAATTGTGACGTTACCTCCTGAGTTTACAGGGATTGCATTGAGGGTGTATGGGAGGGTGACGGTCTGTTCGTCGCGGTAGGGTTCATAAGGTGTAGCTTCTGAACCCATTTCCAACTGGACATCATATACTTTATCTCCTGCAACGCTTCTATATAAAATAAAACCTATTTTTTCTACATCTCTTTCGGGAACAAAATTAATAAAATTATTGTTTATAAAACGAATGTCCTTGATTTCACCATTCGTATATCTTAAACATACATATCTATTACCTGAAGTACTAACTGTGGTTTTTAATGAAAATGTATAAGTATTATTCGCTTTTAAAAGCAACGGTCTACTGCCATTAGAACTAGGTGTTACGTCTACTTGCATAGTATCTGTTGTTGCTATATATGTTCCATTTTTTTGTTCAACGTTTCCTGATGATAATGTTTTAAAATTATCCCATAAATTCTTCCCACACACCTTCACCGTTGGATTCACCACACTCTTAATCTCCTGCGGATAATCAGGGTTTGGGCTTGGGATGCCGCCGGTGTATGGTTCGAAATCTGCATAAGTAGCTGTTGTATCTGTTGTAAGCATTGGCTTAAATATTAGATTATTTACTGTTACGCCACTTTTAACTATAATTGCTATGTTACTTTCAGATTCTTTAAAACTGCCAATTGATATTCCAGAACCATACTCATCTAAGTGTTCTGGATTTCCACCTTTTCTGTATGATCGGAGAAAATACTTTTGTGCTGAACCACCACTAGGACAACCAACCATTTTAAGGGAGCTTGCACTACCATATACATCTGCAAAATTATAATATACAATAAAAACTGTACCGCCTGTCGCTGTACCATTTACAGTATAAGTCCCATCACCGTTATTCGTACAAGTAACACCATTCTGTGTAGTAGTCTGTAACGTAGGATTCAGCAAATTTTTCCCACTATACTGTTTCTGCTCAGACTTCCCATACACCATCATATCTTGAATCTTTCCATTGTCAGAATCAGCAAGATGGGTTTCGCCTTGTGAACTGGCGTAGAACTTGGTGATTTTGGTGGATAAATCTTCCTTTAGCGAACCAGTTTCCGTTTTCAGTGAAGCAATGTCTGTCTTGTTCTGCTCGATCTGCTGCGCCTGTTCTGTCGTAGCTCCGGGCTTGACTGGATTCTTTTCAAAGTATTCCGTAACTAGTCTTTGTATTACCCTCTCTGCTTCTTCTTTTGTGAGATACAGTGACATATCAATTGGAGAGCCCATGGTGTCCCAAACTACGCCGTTCCATGCCACATTCATTCCTGCTTCGCCGTAAATGGATTTAGACTCGATATTGTACATATCGCCAATGTCTGGATTTAATGGAAGCAAATCAGCAGTCGCAACTGTACCTCTGTATCTTACAGGGCTATTTAATTTTGCTTCCATATCGGAAATCTGGCGTTTTAATATTGCATATACTTTCTTTGCTGTTAATGCCATATGCGCTTCTCCTTTACAGTTTGTACCATGTATCGGTAGGTTTGTGATATTCGTATAATTCAGAAGTATCAAGGCACAACGCCGAAGAACCACTCTGTACATAATGCGGGAGCTTTGATACGTCTTTTGAAAGTCCCTCGTAATCACGAACCATACCTCTTGCGTCTGTACATACCCAACTGCCTAAATCCGGCAATTCGTCACCGGGATTGTACTTGATTCCATCAAAAATAACTGTGTTTTCTGCTTTTGCCATCTATGCAATCATCCTTTCTGCCCCGATAGGAGCCACATATGTGAACTGGTTTCCTAAAATATCTCTGGCTGTGCCAATAACGAAACAAGAATAGTCGGCCAGAAGATTGCAACACCATTCTTCTGCATCAACCCAATATCGTTTCTTGACCATGCGGTGAAGTTCTGGCAATAGACCGTAGCTGAACATCACGCAATGGCCTAATTCATGAATGAAAACACGGTTCAGAAGCTCTCCATATAGGCTATTTGCGATTGAAATAATATGGGTGGAATAATCCGATACCCCAAGCGTTCTATTGCCTGTACGGTCAATTAACACGCTGTCGTGCGGAGATACGAACTGCACTCTCCATAGGTCTCCGTTCATATAAAATTGTCTTAGCATGGTTTATCACCATCCTTTTCAAATTAAATCAAGTTCTTGGAATACTTTAAAAATCTTTGGAGATTGAATTGCAAACCAATCAACCATTTCTTCGTTCGTAGCCCATGTTCCATAAAAATTGGCAGACGAAGAATCAAGTCCACTTTCAAATAAAAAAGCATGAACAATTTCATGACGTAGAATGTTTTTCTTCCAATTTTCGTAATTTCTTAATTCACAATCATCTTTTTTGTTACACACTATAATTTCGTGCGCGGACATATCCGTGTATCCATCTCTGCCTTTTCCATCAAGTAAATCGTCGTCTTTTTCATTCCTGAAATATATTTTGTACTTGGTTCCTAAAATATTTACAGTCAAATTTTCCATAATCAATCCTCAAATTTCATTACGAATTTTCCACCACATTTACATTTTTCATGACAGTCATATACATTCCAATTAGTTGTTGATCTGTCTCTTATACACATCTCCGAGCCCACGAGACCGATCAGTA